GGATTAGAATGGCGTTTTGATTTTGTTTTTCTTTTTGAACCACGCAACTCAGCAGGCACATCTTCATCATCAATCCATGGCGAACCATGAGTTTCTTCTTTTAATTGTTTGAGCATTGGTAAAATGATATAAGACAAAGTGTAATCCATTGACCATGTATCATAACGGTCAATTTTTACATATTTGATTGGTGGGCGAATAAAGTCGAGTACAACACGAATGGCCTCACAAATGGGTCTAACATACTTTGTGTATTTCTCAACCCATACAGGATGATCCACATAATCTTCATCGGCAATTACACCTTTACTACGACCACATTTACTCCAATCTGTCCAAAAAAAGATATACTCAAAAACAGTATGTGGAGAAATCCAATGGCTACGATAGCCACTTAAATAAACTTTCACTTTTTATCTCCTGTTGGGAATGGCCAACTAGACGGTGCCAGTTCGCCATCAAATTCAATTGGTTTAAAATATCTATCATGCAATTCTTCCATGATAGTCATCACTTGTTCGGTATTTAATTCTGTATCTTCTAATCGTTCTTCTAAATCTAAAATTTCCCACTCATCTTTTTCTACATCATGCCATACCCAAATACAAACTTCTTCTTTTGGTCTATGTATCAGGCACCATGGAGTAAACTCGTGTTCAGGAAATACAAAGCCTTCGGTCAAAGCATTTTTGTGAATAAAGACGGCAAAAGATTCCATGTTCTTATTGCCGCCTTCAATATATTGATAAAGCGCACCCTCGCCTGTTTCAAGGTCACCATAACCATCAAAAATGATTTTCATTTCTTCTTCGTATGGCATACTATACTTTCAATAATTGTGATAATGTATAAACGGATTCCATATATGTAGAAGGATTATTCAATACACTATATTCTAAATCACCTTCTCGTCTTTGGCAATAGTTTACTTGAAAATCGCAATTGTTTACCAGTTTAAAGGTGTCTACCATTTCCTTAACAGTATGACCTTTACCATGGCCTAAATTTTCTAATGAATTGGCAGGTGTTTTAATTGCCTTTTGAATAGAATGGCATATTTCATTCACATGAACATAATCTCTAACAGGTGTGCCATCTGGTGTATTGTAATCACCACCATATAAATTAAATACTCCTGTTTCTCTTGCTTTCATTAAGTTATACATCAACCCATCCATATTAGTGGGTAAAATCCCATCAGACCCAATCACATTATAAAATCTGAATGAAGTGAAAGTTTTTGTATTTTCAATGCAATATCTTCCTACTATATCTTCAGCACATCTCTTACTCAAAGCATATGGGTTGATGGGATTAGCGGCTGTGCCTGTCGATGCAAACACAAAATTTTTGTAATTCAAATTCGTTAATACATTATGTGTACCATTAATATTGGTATCATAATACTCATATGGTTTTGTTACTGATTCATTTACTTTGACCAATGCAGCCAAATGAACCACGGTGTCAAACTCATCAGAATAACATAATTGATAACCATTCGTAATATCATATGAAAGAAAATGTTTGGGTAACAGATAATCATTCAAGCATGGTTTAATATCAGTACCAAACACCTCGTATCCTTCCTTTTTGAGGAGCTTTACAAGGTGCTGGCCGATATAACCAGAACTGCCGGTCACCAATATTCTTTTTGAATCAATCATCATATCCTTCAGCCCAAGTTATTTTGGGATTATTTCTTTCATACAATTCAACCAAATCTTTTAAATTCCACATGAAATCGGTTTCAAAGGTATCTAACCATTTACTAAATCTACCCCAATCTTCAGCAAGCATTGGTGATAAACCAATCTCATCACCAAATTGTCCTAAATCTTCACCACGACAATCAATACGGCCAGCAGCATAAGTCCAAAGCTCAAGGCCTCGTTCTTCATACCATTGCTTATTGATTGGTCCCATCCAGTTGGTACTATACCTCACAGGCATAATTTAATTCCTTCCAATTTGTATTCTCAGGCATTATTTCAATTTCGTATTCGGCCTTATCAATGAAATTGGCTAATACGCTGCCGCCATAGCCGTTGGTGCCATAGCAATTCTTATGACAACGATATACCGATCCAGAGGTACCATGAAATTCATAATAGTCATCTACCAATTCAACTTTAACAATACCGCTATTGAATTGCCACGAATCAGAACCAAGATACCCTCCATACCAGCAGGCAAATACTTTATATAATGGTTCTTTGTCCGTTGTAATCTTCACAACAACCCATCTCTCAGGCGTATAATCACTCATCTACTTTTTCAATCTTCAAAATTTTACCATCCATGAATAGAGCTTTATATTCTATCCATGCATCTTGTTTCCACGATTCATGTTTATCTTCTAGTGCAGCACGATAAAATCGGATTAAACCATCAAAATCATGGCAACACACCCAGCGTTCATTAAACTGCCTGAGGTGGCCACCAAGAAATCCTTCGCCATCTACCCATTCAGCATCATAATCTTCATGCCACAAGAATAAATGACCAGAATCTCCGTTATAATCAATCTTATATTTGTCCAACATTTGGCAAGGAGTATCTTTCGTCTGATACACCTGTCCTTGATAGTGTATGTAGTCAAACATTCCCATTTAAATCTCCAAATATCTCAATTTAAATTCTTTTGCTCTTTGTTCATGGCCAATATAACCACGAGGATTACAAACTACTCTTGTATCACCAATCATATAATCAGATACATTATGCATATGACCATGAGTCCACAATTTAATCTGTGGTCTATCTAAAATAAAATCAGATAAATCAGAAGCAAACGCACCGTTCATTAGTGTATCATGCTTATAACACTCAGCAATACTAATTGGTGATGGTGCATGGTGTGTTACCACAACATACTGTTTTGTTTTATTCTCAGTAGCAATCTTTATGTAGTCTAACATTTTCTTGTGGTCTTCCACAGAATCTTCTGGTGACCACTTTGAAGGTGACTGATAATGATCCACAGTTTTAACAACTAGTGTGCCATCTTCGTTACGCTCACTCTCATGGTAAACATTTCTTTTATGTTGAACCATACGATTACTATTTTTAATTACTTGAAAATCACTCATACCTTTACTGCAATGCCATAAGGTCAATGGATCACCTTTGTTCATATCAGTCCATAACGTACCAGCAACAAAGGTCACACCATCATGTTCCCATGTTTCTTTCTCAAGTAAATGAATATTTGGTAAATCAGCCAACTCAGCTTTTAATCTATCATAGGTATCAATAATATCAAAATTATAATGCTCGTGATTACCCATAATGTAAACCACATGAGGAAATTGAAACGAACAACGCTTAAAGAAATCTTTAACCATCATTCTTTCTTTTGGTTTATTCTTGAATTGACTGGCGGTACAGATATCACCACTCAAAATTAAAACGTCAGCATTCTCCTCATTCTTTAAAAGAATGTCGCCAAATTCTAAATGAATATCAGATGCTAACGATATTTTCATTAATGTACCAGTTTGTTTTCTCGTTCTGTTTTGTGTATAACATCTTTTGGTGACTCCAAAAGCTTTATGTAATCTTCTTCAATATTGCTTTGTTTGGCTATCCATGTTAAACGAGCCAAAATCACGGCAATCAAATTGAGTGGATGAATTTCAAATGTAGTCAACCACTTTAATAATTCAGTATCAATATCTAGTGATAGTTGCTCTAACTTATCATCATTAAATTGGGCCATGTTTCACCTTTATCATTTGGCCATTTTTCCATTGATTACGCCATTTGACTGGTTCGGCATTGTTTTCACGGTCACGCCAGAGTGCCGCACATTGTGATTGTGTTAAACCACCATACACATTGCAATCTTCCATAAACAACTGTTGGTCAGTTTTGGGTTTTGTTTCAGGTTTGGCCGCAACCACAGGTGGTTGTGGTTTAACTTCTTCCCACTTTGGTTCTTCATTGATAACTGGTGTTTTTACTGCAGCCACTTCAACAGATTTATTATCATTCTTCGATGGCATGGCGAACACGACAACACAAAATACTATGCCAATACCAGTAACAATAAATCGCCAGTACATGCCAACCAAAAAGATGGCAATAGCAGCAACAATTATAATCTGTAATACACCGGTCGTTAAACCTACTTCAGCTAAATTATCAAATAATTCCATGATTACTTTTTCTCAGGATATGGTTCACAATGTACATTGATTGGTACTAATACTTTACCAGAATCAGTTTTCTTTACAACATACTCAACATTTGGCCTCATACCAGCGCCAACACAATCTTTATTGTATTTGATGACATCAGTATTTGCCAATGCTTTAGGTCCTTCGTAACCAGAGAGTTTTGGTGTTGAACTGCAACCAATCAATAACAATATCAAACTACTAACTGCTATGCTTTTTTTCACTTTTTAACTCCATAATGTGTTTAATAACTTCTTTTGCTTGAATCATATCAGATTTAGATAAAGCCGATTCAATCAATGATTCACTAAGCGATTCTTCTTTAGAACGATTCAACAACCATTGCATAAACAAATTTGCTTCCGATTTATCATAAAAATTTTTAATGGGTTTGCCATTCATTCTTACTGTATAAAGAATCATTTTTCAACACTCACATTAATTGATTTGACCTTATCGATACCACCATCTAAGGCTTGTGCAATACCAGTAAAACCTACTGTACCAACAAAAAATCCTAAAACACAACCAATAACAAAATTAATCATATAAATTCCTTTCTCACTTTAAAAACCATTATATCACAACCATGGAATAATACAACCATCTGTTGTGTGGATACAACACTACTCAGGCCTCAATTCCAACTTACCAATACCAATATATTCTTCAATGGACTTCTTTAGGTTGCGCTTGGAGGTTGATGGTGGTATGAACACATAGTCCCGATGGTCGCCTGTTTTGGCACTTAGGATCTCGTTTAGGTAGGTCAAAGCATCAATTGGATTATTGAACTCTTTGAGACCTACATTATTCATCAAATTTGGTTTTGCAATATATTTCACTTTTTACCTTTTTCTTTTTTCATTAATTGTTCACGTAATGCGGCACATTCTTCTTCAAGCATTTTATTCTTACGAACTTCTGCCATCATTACATCTTCAAACAAACTCCACAATTTCTGAAATTTAACATCATAAACATGAGCAAGGCTCTGCACATGATTTGAAACTGTGTATTCATTATCATGTTCTACCCAGCCCTCAAATAAACCTTCATCGAGCTCTTTAAGGTCATCAACTATTCCCCAACATTTGATAATTTGTTGTTCAAAATCAAATCGGTCACTAGGTGCTTTTTGGTCACCAGCCATATGATGGTCACTCATAACTTTTCATCCATTCCAATAATATGATTTTTGCTTCTCTGTGTTCAATGCCAAATGCCTGTTGCAAATATGGTGAGGCACCAAACATATTGGTTACACCAGTTTCACGTAGTGTATTCAAATACTCAAACATTTCTTCTTTATCGATTGTCATAGATTTCCATAATATAAAAAGGTGCCATCATATAGCTCGAGCGTTTCACAACGAGTCTAAACGACTATATGATAGCGGAGAGATTAAGCTGTAACAGATTGCTGCACAACAACTGGTTTTACAGGTGTTGCTTTAGTTTGTAACTGTTGGTTGCCTTTGAATCGACCATTAGAATCGAACTGGTCAAAGTTAACCAATTGATATGCCTTTACTTTACGGCCATCTTTAATTACTTTCACAATACCACCATCTTTACGAATGTTATAGATGTTGGTTGAGAGGCGATACAATACTGATTCTTGGTCTGTGCCTTTGAATACTGTTTCGATTTCAGCAGGACTCACAGGTTTGCCTGACAACATTACTTGGGTAATTTTCTCATGACGGTTTACCTTACCTTTGCGAACTGTTAATGCCATTGTAATACTCCTAATAAATTAATAATATAAAAACTTCTCACTTGCTACACCACCATTATACTACACTTGAGATTGGTTGGCAACCTCAGATGTGGTAGAAATGGTACTTGTATTGGCAGGTGATTCTACCGAACTATCCACCTTGCTATACAAATCTAAGAATGCCATTTTCGTTTCTTCATCAAAACGATTCACACACAAGGTGATGGCCTTCATACGATCCTTGAAAATCGTAAATGCTTTGGCAATATGTACCAAACGGCGAGTGCTGATAATTTCATCAGTTGCGCCTTCATCATACGATTTACGAACCACATCAGCCCATTGGCATAAATGCTCTACGAATTCTGCATCAGCAATTAATGGTGACAGAATTTTCTTTTCTGTTTTGGCATCAGGATATTCCTGTTCTACCGTAATTGGAAATCGTTCTAAGAAAGCATCATCAAGAATTTGTGATAGATACTTGCCTTCATCACTACCACGACCTTTGGTATTGGCAGTTGCAACGATTGTGAAACCAGATTTTGGATACACCATTTCACCTGATTTCTTATTGTAATGTGGTTTGCCTTCCATAATGCCTTGCAAACACATCAATTTATTAGAACCACGGTCGACCTCATCAATCAACAATACTGCGCCACGCTTCATAGCGATAAGAACAGGACCATCACGATTGACCACATTACCATTGACCAATGTGGGACCACCAAGCAAATCGGTTTCATCGGTTTCAACGGAGATATTCACACGAATACACTCACGACCTAATTCAGCACACACTTGCTCGACCATCAAGGTCTTGCCATTACCAGATAAACCAGTAACAAAGATTGGATAGAATGATTTACTACTGATAATGTTTCTCATATCTTTAAAAAAACCAAACGGTACATAATCAGGCCATTTTTGTGGCACCGATGGTTCGGAATCATCCAACAATTTTGGTTGGCGGAACTCTAACACTTGTGCAGGTTGTGCATAAGCAACTTCTAATTCAGGTTCTTGTTCTTTCATTTTCGCTTTTGGTTTCTCGCCACTTGGTGGTACCTTGTATTGACCACGGTCATAACGATATTGTGATTTGGTCACCAACCAATATGGATATGGTGCACCTGATTCGTTGCAAACTTGTGTAATGCCATCTCTTGTGATAATTGATTCAGAACCAAATCGTTCTTCACACGCTACAACGAAATGCTTTGCATTTTTATTCATAATGTAAATCTTTCAATTTATGTTTAACACGCCTCTTGAAGGCGACCTTTGACACCACTCTTTTTGGTTTGAATGGTGTATTACTACAAAATAATACGAAATGTGCTCTAGTTTTCTTTTTCATAATATACTATTTAATACTTTTGGTACACGGTAGGAGAATCGAACTCCTCTTACTGCCGTGAAAGGGCAATGTCCTAACCGATAGACGAACCGTGCATGGTGGGTAAGGATGGATTCGAACCAACTCAGCCTTAGGCAACGGATTTACAGTCCGCTGTAACTCTCCAACTTTACCGCTTACCCAATTCAAACTACCATTATACAGATTCCACACCAGAAGTCAACCTACTGTTGTGTCCATACAACACTTTTAGTACCATGTTCTATGTTTTTCTGCAATATGTTCCAAACCATCGTATTGTACCACTTCCCAATTCACATCATCGGGTATTTCCACAATTTTTAGATTGGCAGCAAAACCAAATGATTTACTACCTAAATCTTCAACAACTTTAATCAACACAGAATCATTTCGTTCAATGTCCCTGCTTTCAAAATCTTCATTGGTATCAACATTTGTATATAATGTTATACCAAATGTGGTTTTTTCTTTTTTCAATTTGATGCCTTTGCGGTCAGCATATGTTTCGATTGCCAAATCAGACAAAGAAAAACCACCATAATCACAATTAATTACTATTTTCATTTCTTATCTGCTCACTATGTTTACATTTACCACGATAGGCATACCCTATACAATTACATTGATATTTACCAGATTCTAGAGTGATGGTATAGGTCTTGCCTGAATCACTTACAACCTGCCAATGAGGCACATTCAAAGCCTCTGGCTGTTGAATCACCACCGTTGCGCCAATAGCGTCCAATTCTTTGTGTTTGACCTTGATAAACTTACGCCTACGAGTGTCCATTGGTATTGGTTTGTTGAATACCTTAATCTCACCATCACTCTCACGAGCATAGGCCAAAATATTGGATTTACCATCAAACAAATAGATATGATTAGGCACCACGAACTCTGGTTCATTCCATTCGGTAACTTCTTTATATGCACTAATACTCATTAACACCTACCATCCAAATCTTCATCACGCCACTGGTCGTTTTCACCAGTTTCTTGCCAAACATTTAAAATCTTGGCATCAGGCCAACCGAGTTTAATACTATACACCGCCTCTTGTGCTGAGATAGCAGAAACTCCTTCATACTGAGTATGAACCGAATCGTCCATAAATTCTACAAGGTAATAATTCATTTCTTTGCCTTTATTTTATTAATGGCATCCATAGCATCAGGATATTCCTGCATCCACGAAACCAACTCATCATTCTTCATCACATCTTGCAACGGATCTTTTGGTCGTGTATTGACCACAATATTATACTTGGCCAATTTATTCCAATCGATTTGATAATTGTTTTTATTCATCTTCATCTCCACCAACATAAACTTCTTGGTAAATTGTTTTGATGATTTCGTTTGAATATTCATCAGCACAATATTCTTTTACATCTTGAACTTCATAAAAGCTTAAATGAATGATTCGGCCGGATTCAAACTCAACCATGTAAACATTTTCAACATCAGAATCGTAACTCATATCAAACTCCTACAATATTGGTATTATACCGCTCTTCATAAATCTTAACAATCGTATCATCAGTCAGCTCACGCAAATTATCTGTAAGCAATTCTTTTGTTACCATTACCAATTCTGTTTTTTTCATTTTTTTAATATCTTTCATAGAATCGGCAACTAATTCATTAATCAATCTATCAATCGTTTTACTCATAATTAATCCAATAAAATCATGTAAGCATTACCATTGTTGGTACGAAACCAATCAAGGGCTTTACGCAAACCTTTATAATCACCAATCAATTCACAACCTTTAAGGTAATCATAAACCGCAACCTCATCAGGCGTTAGAATGGTACTTTCACCACTAAATGGATTTTGAACTTTAACTGGTTCTTTATCAAGCACCATAATGCCAGGAAATAAATCTTGAATTGCTTTTTTTGCCTTACTCATGCTGTTTCCTTTTCTTTACAGAATTCCACAAACTCAGGTAATGAACCAGAGAAAATAACTTCACTCTCATAATCACTACTCATGCCAAACATATTGCAACCACAATAATACACTTCAATTTTGAATTGACCATCAACATTCAAAATGTGATACTCATAATCTTGGCCACATGATTGTTGAACAACAGGATGCAAATAGAATTGACCTGCACCATCTTTGAAGTTTGCTACCATCTGTGCAGCCAAACAACCCATGCCATTGAAAAATCTCTCATTGGCACCAAGGCGTAGGCCATTGGTCATTGTACCGCTTGATAGAAACTCTGCCAATTCAGCACCATGGCCAGATGGATAACCATCGTATTGGCGGTACATATTGATAATACGCTCAGCGGCCTCACCGCTTTTGGATTCGTTATAAACGAATGTTAAACTTCTGGTACCCATAATATAAACTCCAATCAAATAAGAATAAGTGTTGGTTTTTCTTTATAGTCTATAGCCAACAAAAAAGACTGCTGCTGTTTAGGCCGTTTATAGTCCGCCAAGGATATTCCTCCATTAAGACTTCATACTAATGACTACGATTATTAGCCCACTTCACACCACGCTGAAATGCCTCAAGCTCAATACGAATCTCATGAACTGCACGAGCATCACGCTGATACACATCAAACGCTTTTGCATCACGCTTACGAGTGGAACTGGCACCACGCCTACGAGGACCACGGAACATTACAAAATATTTGGTGAAATCAATAAACTGTTTGAGTTGCTCGTAATTGTCAATCGGTACGCCTTTGTAAACTGACCGAAAACCAATTGGCGAATGATGATTAGCAAATATAGATTGCATAATATCTTCTTTCTGTTGAAAACTTAATTGCATAATTACGCTCCACACCATCTAATATGTTTAAAACCACCACACAATACATTACCACGAGCAAAGTTTCTTGCTGGTGCATTCCATGATGCTGATTTGAGAATGTCACCTTGCTTAAACTTCTTATCATCTGCCAACATCACCCACGAATGTGAACTGCGTTGATTATCTTCCATGATGATATGCACATACTTACGACCAACAGCAGCATAAAACTTTTTACTATTGTAAGCCGCTGTATTGGTATAATCATCTGCCAAATGTTTAACATACGCATCAATGCCTTCGTATAAATCCATATTAACCTCTACTCAAATTAATCACACGAAAATCAAATTCCATAAAACTGGTCTGGTGTGGCACAAACATAATTTTACCAACACGATTCTTTTTATTAGGTTTGGTTTCAAACTTAACAAATTTGTCAGCAGTCACCGTAATTTTGTAGCAGTTAAAACCAGGTTCATTACAATTTGCCTGCTCAACCACACCTTCAATAAAAGCATCATCACGACCTGCACATGGTTTAAAATCATATGCACGAATCATATCACCAACTTTTGCAATTCCTTCAAATTTCAACATAATGTACCTTTCATTCAATTTATACTACCATTATACACTTACCACAGGGGTTTTCAAGCCCCTGTTGTAAATATACAACACTATTTGGTTTTCTTGATAGAATAACCTTTTAATAAAACCCATTCAACATATGCTTCAACGATTGCCGGTGTATCTGGCCGTTCCTGTTGTAATGCCTTTAATTCTTTGATTGTAAATTCCCATTTACTCATCATTTTCCTCGTTTTCTTCTTCCCATTCACGCATGGATTCGGTGATACAAAACATTTCATTCAAAGCTTCAGGAAGATATTCTTCCGCTTCATCAGCACTCATGCCAGAATAATCGTAGCATTCATCCACGCCTTCATACACACCAGCAAAACCCATACCAGGTTCATAGTAATATGCACGAACCTCAAAACCTAATTGTTCCAACTGCTCATAGGCCTGTATTGGAGGACCCCATGGCGAATCAAAAGTGCCATTTAGTGTATTGCCTTCGGCTTCACACTCATAAGGGCTGATATCCCACTTGGTACCCCAATTATTCACACACCACGAGTACCAGTCAGAATAACCGTATTTGGCGACCAATGCTTCATCGGACTCACGAGCAGGCGCCGTGGTGTCTTCCAATTCTTTTGGTAATGGAATAAACTCATTCAACAATGTACCATCAGCAAATGCTTTGGCGGCACGCTCGACCATCGCTTTATCAGGATGGGACAACTCAATATTATTATTACACCAATTTGGCATACTCAAAACTCCTCAATAACAAAATAAATTAATAACGCTGAAACGACCATATACAACAAAATACCAATAGTGATTGCGACCATCATACCTTGATTACTCGCTCAATATTCAAAGCAATATCAAACTTACGAAATTGCTCATTGGCATATGCTACCGCTGTTGCATATGAATCAAAAAGTAAACCATCACACACATAAAAAGTCATACATTTTCTCCACTTAAAAGACCATTATACAGGAAACTGGTATAAATGTCAATACCCTGTATAATAGTCGACCAAATCGGTCAACTATTCAAAACCTAATCACAAATACTTACCGAACAACTAAGAATTAATTGCCGTTTTTCAATATCTACACCAACAATATTATCAGCATTTGACCACCGTAAGGCACCATAACCACTCTGATTGGTACCAAGTTTGCCAGCGTTTTTCCACGCTTCACAAATTGCCAAGGTCACCGCTGGTGTCAATTCACCATCATATTCAATATCGACCAAATCTTGCCAAGTGTCCTGATAGGCCTCCATGCGGTGGGTGCCTTCAATCATTTTCCTAGTGCTCACTAATATTTTACCACCAAACATATTACACTCCATACATGGAAGGTGGAGATATATTTTTGTTACCAGCACGAACAAAATATATTTCCTGTTCAACATATTCCAATGGCAGATGCAATACTTTTGCAATATGCTCACTGGTGCGACCTTTGAAGTAAAACTACTCAATCGCCGAATAAATCAATTCTTTTTCATTTATTGCTTTCATACTTACTCCAAGGTTAAAGTTTCAATTTCCACATCCTCGGTTTCACCAAGGTTCTTTGTTGGTATCTGGTCCTGCACCATTTTCATAAACGCCACCGCCTTATCATAATTCGAAAAAGCTCGGAGATTCAACCATTCCCAACCACTAAAATCGACCAACTGGCCAGATTTCACAATATACACATTTGTCATAAACAAACTCCTACTAATAATAACAATACACCGATACTGAACCGAATCAATATCTGCCGATCCTGCCAATCCATATTATTCAGCAAAATCCGTCCAATATTCTACTGCCTGCTCTGCCATTTCCAACGAGCAACCTAATGCTTGAGAGATTTGGTCGGCATTGTAACCACACTCCAATAATAACTGGACTTCATCCAGAAATGCTTTCATACCGCTCATACTGCCTCCAATTTCATAGTAAACGAATAATTCCCAACAGGATACTTCACAAACCCGCTGGTGTCCTTTTTGGCCTTGCCTTTGGCATATAGACCAACCACACAACCTTTTGGATCAAGAAAGCGTAAATCGCTATCATCACCATTGAATACGGATAGATTATGGTTGAAGAATTTCTTAGGCATTGCGGTACCTTTCTTGATACCGAATACCACAGCAACATTCAATCCTTCAGCAACCGCACGCTTACAATCCATATAATTACCATCTGCCATCGAAAATGTAAGATGATAATTTTTGATGCCTGCTACTTTACGACCAATCACCTTGGTATAGTCATAGAATTGCACATTGGGAAAAGCTGCAAAGATGTTAGTGAAAACTTCACCACCACGCACAACCTCATACTTTTCCCATGATAAATCAGAGGTGCCATTCAAGCGAAATACGGGAATTAAACCTTTCTTAGCAGATTGCTTAATCGCCAATTCAATATCAGCAACTAACCACTCCATGAAATACTTCCGCTCTTCAAAGAAAAATGCCGTTTTACGCATCCGTGCTTCTTGAATAACATTGGTGGTCGTACCTTTCTTGAATAGACCACCACGACCTGCCGTATTCAAACAGGCAGATTTGCATCCGACCGTTGCCTTTGGACAGGTATTGTAACCAGAAAGGTCAGCAGGCGCAAGATGCAATATGTAAGTATTGTAACCTTGTGCCAAACCTTTCAAAATCTTAGGATTGCCAGTAGATAATAATTTCATAATATAAATTTCCAATCAAATAATACAACCATTATACCAGACCGGTGGTGGATGTCAAGAGAAATCCGCAACCTGTTGTATAAAAGCGACAAAGTGTGAAAAAGTGGGATAAAGTGTCGTTTATACCATCGCCGCATATATGTAACCTGCGGCTCTTAGTTTGTTTCCACGATTCTCCTACTCTTTCCTACCATTTCCTGAGTATCCTAGAGTAATACTAAGCAACTCAGAAAAAAGTGGTGGTCTTACTTGTTTGCCACCGAAAGAGAATTTCTATATTGGTTGGTTCTCTGATAATACTTCTTGAATACGGTCACGCTGGTCTTCGGTAAAATTGAAGGCAAAGCGGTTTAGCAAAAATACTATAAAACTGGTAACTATACTATTAATCATTGTGGATCTTTCATAATTTTAAGGTAAACTAAATCATCAAGAGCAGTATAAGCGGTGTTTAATATCTTAACATACTCTGGATGGTCGATATAATACTGGTCTTTTAACTAATAGCACTTTGAAAAGAATTGGTATAATCAATTCTATTATATTCTTCATGCGATATATCTCCGAATTCGGTCGACTCTAACGAATAAATCTCATACTGCGATTCATTGAATTCGTTAAATGATTCGACAAAATATCCGAGCGGATTATCATTACTATCATATACTTCGTATTGATTTTCATCACGAGATGCGTAACTTTGCACGACATAATAATTATCAGTTTTTACTACAAATGCAACATTCATCATATTTTTTATCTCTTTCACTTTAAAAATCTATTATAACATAAAACGGCAAATATCACAAGCACTATTAATACTTGAGTAAATTAGTCGACTATTTGCAAATCGGTATAAATCACTTGTCCGGCATTGCGTTTAACTATGGCAATTTCATTGCACTTGCGTGTTTCATATTGCCAGTAATCTACTTTGGGGGCAGTAAATTCGGTGGTCACAGTCAGGTTTAAATCTGATTGTAGCATTGCTAATAGTGTTTTTTTATCAGCAAGGGGTAATTCTCGTATTCTATCTAGCATATAATCTCTTTATAATAAATTTACTAGTAGCGACTATCTCAAATCGCTACTATAAATTCACTATTAGGCGAAAGTGGTAACTACTGGTTTACTAGGTTTGCGATTTAACTTAGTAGCAACAGCGCCGGTGGGGTTGCGGAGTTTTGCTAGTTTTTCTTCTAATTTCGCAATGCGTTCTTGTTTTTTCTGAGCACGAAGCAAAGCAGAATTTTGTTTGCGTTGGAAATTAGCGTCACGATTAGCAGCGATATGCTCTTTAATCATTAATTTAATAGATTTGACTAAATTGCGTTTTTCAGCGACTGTAAGGTTTTGAATTGTATCAATATATGAAAACATAATTTTTCTTTCGTTATAAGTGTTAATGAATTACTACAATAGAATCTATTATACACGAATTGGCGCCAGTGTCAATAACTATTTGCCACTCCTGTAAGCGCTTGATTTTATTGAGAATAATACTGTAGCGTTTTGGTCAAGTATTGGTCGGGGTTCACGAGGACGCACGAAAACGCCTCGAGGTGGTACGGCTCGGAGGGTCGTGGAGCCAGCTCTGGAGCCGTGTGGGGATTGGGTGGGATACTGGAGAGCTGCAGTACTGGAGCCGTATGGGGACTGCTTCGGAGTGCTTCGTGACTGCTGTACAGCGCTGTACTGGTACGGCTCGGAGGGCAGCTCTGATTTTGACTATATGGTGTATAGGGGGGAGGGGTGGTGTGAAGTGTTAGCTAAAAAAGTGTTTCCAGGTCAAACTCTTTTTTCCAATTTTTTATTTTCTGGGGCTTCCGTCAGGATTTCGATTTTTCGGATTCATTAATCCTAAAATTTTTTTCAGGTCCGTCCACAAGGACCAGAAGCGTTCTTGGTATTGTCTAACGGGATCCATAGATTTGTTTCTCTAATTCATGAATACGGTCCACGAGTTTCATTACATCTTCAACTGGTACCCATTTACCAGAAATATCGGTACAGAAGGCTCTCATGCGTTCACCGGAGATATGGAGTGTTTGTTTATTAGGATTGATACTGTGTTCTTTTAATAGTTCTTTCATCATTCTTCTATCAATGTCCTTTCTTGTATCATCCACCACCTTTCTACAGCAGCTTTGGCGGATTCGGAGTTAATGTACATTCCTAAAGAGAATATTTCTTTGTTGTCTGGATAGATGGTTGTCGTGTGTTTAGTTTTAATCTGATGACCAGCAAGGCCCACTTCGCCAATGATTCGACCACTCTCATCATAATACAGAAAGTGTGCAACGGTTTCTCCATCTTTCCATTTACGAATATTCATATTGAAATATTCGGTCTATCGAAAACCATTGCGATACCACAGATGGTTAATAATAGATAACCTTTTGGTGTGTATTCTTTGTAATACCAGAAATTCTTAGAGAACCAGAGGTCGGTATGTGTCCAGTATTGAAAGAGATGCAGTAACCTCATTTTGCTTCCTTGTCTTTAATGATTAAATTGGTTCGTTCTTTACCATTTTGGTCGATACAAATCCAAGTATGGCTCAGCGGCTTCTGAGGCCGACAGGTGAGAACACTATTGGAATCTTTTGATTGTATTGGTATCTCGGAAGCGCTTTGTCCGGAGGCGGCGGAAACGCAGAGGAGTAAGAGAGGTACTAGAAGGAGTTTTGCCATGATATAGAGATTGTGTTTCGCAGATACGTTTCGCTATTTGGTGATGTTATTCCAAAAGTCAATATACGTTTCGATGAGTGTGGTCCAAAGTTTGATAATCGTTTTGATTGGATGTTCTATGAGGGTGGCCATAGCGATAAGTGTGGCTGGTACAGCGACCAGTGCGGTGATAAGTATACCAAGGATGCCTAAAAGTGTAATCATGTTTTTATAAAGTCAATAATGCCTTGTGCTGTATTCATATGGCGGGTTTTATGGGAACGGTATTCTTCTAGTTCTTTTTCAAGTTCAAGGATGCGTTTACGTAGTAAGGAGTTCTGTTCTTCGGTATCAGATAGGTTCAAGTTAAGTTGGTTACCCGACATACAATCTTCGGTACTGAGTATGTCTTGGTATTCATTTTTTAGTATGACAGCATCTTCGTAACCAGGATGATACGGTGCTTCGGCAACTAAATCAGGTTCTTCCATGCCGTTAGTAGAAGATGGTGTTACACATCCTAAACCTGGTTCATATGCAGATTTTCTATCGTCTGACGTAAAAGTGGTCATGTTATTCTCCAAAGATTAAAACGATTTCGTCCTCAGAAATGATATAGTAGTCTATACCATCATACTTGGTTTTACGTGCGGCATTCCAATTAGGCAATACTGTATCACCTTCTTTGACCATTTCTGCGTCAGGTCCTAGTGATACTACTTTTCCTTTATTGGCTTCTAATGGATCAGCAGACGAAAGAAGAATGCCAGAACCGGTAATCTTTTCTTTTTCAATCAACTCAATAATTACATTATTTTTAATAGGTCTTAACAATTACAAATCTCCTCTTGGTATCGTTACATAAATCAACTACGTCTTTTGGTGTTTCATAATTTAACATACTACAATTATACTCGATAGCAATAGGTTTGTCAAACTTTTTATGGTAATCATCATGCTGTACAAAGGCAAAGACCATTGTAAAGGCAACGATAAAGAGGCAAAGTTTGAGGTATTCTAGCATACCTCTATATATGTTTATTGCCTCTGTGCCTTCAACTGATTAATCATATTTTGTATTTGATTTCGTATATAACTACCAGGAGGTGCCCAAGGTAATAAATGTTTTAGAAACTTTAATAGTTCGTCAGGATGCATCTTTAAAAATACTCGACCATTTTTTTAGTTTTATTTTTTTGGCTTCCATGGCAGCCAACATATCATGTTCATTGATTACCTTTTGTTCAACCAATAAACCAATCATACACAATAGTTGACCTAACTCCATAGTCAGGCATTCTTTGGTTGTTGCCGAATCTTCTGTGGGATAACACGATTCAAAACCGAATCGAAATATCTTAGAGGTTGCTTGGATTACTTCTGCACATTCTTCTTGTAATATAATTAATGTTTCTTTTGTTTTATTTTCCATCATCTTCCACAAATTTAATCACAGGCATATATTCTTCTACTTTTTTAATTGCTGACTCTCTGGTCGGAGCAATTACTTTACAAGTATACATGCCATCTTTCATACTGATTGTGAATGGTACAACACCATTGATAAACCATTCTTCTTGCACATAACACTTAATGTTCCATTCTCTGGCATTAAGGCATCGTTTGATCATCTCATCGGCAATTTTCTTAGGATTAAAATCATCTTCAGCAATCATATTAGACATCGTTCCATTTCTCCACTAAAAAGCTTGGCCCCTTCTTTTCTTCAGCCAAAACATAATCTTCTGCCATATCTTCTGCTTTCTGATAATCGGCAGTAACTTCTTTTTTAATTATTTTTTCATTTAGATAATAAACAATAGTGTAATTATACTCAGACCTTTCTACAATGGCTTTCTTATCACCATTCATAAATTTAGATAGTTCCATTATGCAATCATTCCTATAAATCGATTTAGTACAACACGGTTAGATAACCTGTTACCAGCATATTTACTGAATGCTGACACCAGACCACGAGTAGTAGCATTTTCTTTTACATGAAATTCTACACCATCATCAGTATCTAGGCCTTCTGAACGGAGTAAATAATATTCATCAAAGCCAGCATTGGTAATAATTTTATATTTCTCTTTACGGAACTCGGCTTTTAATTTCATATGGTCACTAGCTCTAGGATAGAATGTGTGTGCAACACGGCCAAACTCACGAGCAGACAATACATAGAATCCCGAATCACTAAGACCTTTTCTTTACCATAACCGCCACCTAAATCTAAATCAGGATTATTATAACCAGATAGTTGTTTTTCTTTGCCATCGGTGTGTGTATGTGAGAACAAAACATTTCTTACTGGATTGCCTTCACCATCGGTTAGAAATACTGTATTGACAATTTGCAACTTGTAGTTCTTTTGAAACTCAGGTATAATCTTCATAGCAGCAATCACGGATTCATAGAGTGGTGTACCACCAAGATGAAACCAATCTGGACGGCAAGACCGTGGATTAACACAATGTACTAAAGCAGAAGAAGCGTAAGTGAATTCAGAAGCCGACATTTTGCTTGATAACAAGTTCATCAATTTAAAATTATGTAAGTCTAAATCACCCACTTTGAAATCGACACTATACTTGTCAGTATGTTCGGATGTAAAAGCATATACTTCGTAAGGAATATTTACCTTCTTACAGAACATTACTAGATTGATTAATTGCTTGACCGTGTTCTCCATGTGGTCAGACATAGATCCAGACCAATCAAGGAACATAATAAGGCCATGAGATTTACCTTCAGGCAAAACTGTCATACGTTTAAAAATGTCTTCGGTAAATTTATACGCATAAACTTTGTTCATGTTTAATTCACCAGTTTTAGAAATCGATGCACGTTTTTGCTGGTCAGCATTTTTACGCAATTCAAATTCTTTGGCCAAATAACTAACAACTTTTTTGGCGTCATTACGAATTTTCATAAAAGCAGGTGTGTCGATACCAGAAATGTTGTATTTACCCAAATCATTTTTGTATTCTGTCCATAACTGTTTGTATGAAACAACTGCACGTTTTAAATCGATATCATTAATGTTACCATAGTAATAATGTCTATTACTCGATTCAAATAATTTACTTTCGTTTTGACGATATGATTTATCAGTCAAAGAATCAACTTCTTGACCAGAATCTCCACCATCATGGCTAGTTCTTTCATCTTTGTATTCATCTTCAATTTCATCCATTGATTCATCGGCTTGAGAATTCGATTGTGAAAATTTCTCCATGGTGTCATCATCATAATCATCAGAATCTTCGTAACCGTCAGATTCAAACTCACCATCAGGATCTTCTTCGAATTCAGATTCTTCAAATTCAGGATTTTGCAATTTGCGTTGTTCGGATTCTTCTTTCAAATAATCCATAACGTCATACGCAAGCTTGATGACATCATCATATGATTCGGTATTTTCTATACGTTGAACTAACGATTTTTCAAAATCAGTAAAACAAATACCTTGTGCAGCTCCGCCTTTTGTATAGAGATTAACCCGGTCAATAAAATTCATATCATTGAGATCCGTGCCGTTTGTGCCAAAGAAATCTTTTTCAATTAGTTCACGGTAGCCACGGACAAAAGAGGAACGAATGCCGGGATATTTGTTTTTGATTTTTCTTTCAATACGGGAATCTTCCAGCACATTCATAATACCCATTGGTATCTTTTCTTCGTGTGCTTTCATCATGCCGTCTAGGGGAGTGTATAGAGCATGGCCCACTTCGTGACCTAGAAAAAGGTCATAGAGATAACCTGAGATGTTTTTATCGAGAACGGGAACGGTCAATACACGGTTCTTCACATCAAATGCGGCCGTGTTGGTATTGCGCTGTTCGATTGTCAGATTCTCATTTGCCATTAGTTTGGCAAGTAACGATTTAGATTGAATTAGTTCCATAGATTCTCCGAGTTAATAATAGTATTATCTCATAAAAATCATCTACCGTCAAGCGGTAACTTTCAGGCTGTTGTTTTTATACAACGCTCTGATCTGATAAGGCTTTTAGGTAGAGTTTTCCTTCTCTATATTCCATTTCAATCGCTTGGCCTTCTTTCCAATGCAAATATGCTCAGGATTGCTATTCATATCTTTTTCCTTCGTTTTTATCGAAAATTCGCTGTTCGATTGCTGTTGCAAGCTCTTCGGCAAGAGCAGGATTGAACTTTACCAGAAAATGAGCAACATCATCAGCTGGTATATGACGCAAATTGTGCATAATTTCGTCAATTCCTCTATATATTTGTGTTTCTTCCCATTGTTGTAACATACTTACCTCACATTTTATAAAAAGTTTCATTAGGAACAATATTTTTGCCTTCTCTTTTCGCTTTTCCGAGCGAATGAAGCAATTTTAACTCAATTTCAAGCTCATTGGCAGACAAATTTTGCAAGTATTCCTCATAATCGTCCCAATCTTCATCACTCCAACCTTTTGGACTCATTTTTGACTATCTCCGCATGCTGGAAATTTCTTTTGCTTCAGTATCCGTAAAAACCGGTACAGCATTTGATTTGTGCATTGTAGCAATACCTTTCATTTTGTTGCCGGTGTACGAATTTGGAACAGGTTTTGTCAAAGCGATAAAACCAGTATCTACGGACGCAAAGTGGGGAGTTTCACGGCCTGCAGGAATCTTGTAAGATGGAAAACTGTTGAAAATCTTCGTGGATTTATTTTTACTGAAATTGGTAGATATAGAATTGATAGAAGCTAACCACTCTTGATTCTGAGTTTGCTTCGCCTTTGAAACTTTCCGTTTTTTAGATTTTGGAATATATCCGTAAATAATCATAACAATTCTCCAGTGTAGAAGAACCATTATACTATAGGAATAGGGGAATGTCAATAGATGTGTTGTGTCGGAACAACATTAATACCAATACCTTTTATTTGAAACGGCAGCATACTTACTTATACTGAAAAAAACAAAAAATAGTGGTATTTTTAAGAATTCTTACTATGTGAAATTTCAAGTTCTTCGAATTCTTCAACTTGCCAATTTTTTAATTGTTTTTTTACTTCTGGATGTTCGCCTCTACGTTTTTTATTGTGTAATACTGTTTTGGCGTAAATGTAGTCATCGTTATAATCTTTATTTTTACGAAACTTACCTACAAACTTTGTCACTTGGTTCTCCTATTTCATGGTTTCAAAATTGATGCCTTTTATCTTAGTTTCAGGCATATTGAACATATCATCCTCCGAAATATAGGTTATATTTGCATCAGGATAACAAGCTTTTATTATTTTGAGTAATTGGCAGACCGTGCCATCCGAATCATTGAATGAAAACACCTCATCAACTATTTTTAAACCTTTTATGATATTCCTACGAGATTCATAATTCTGAACAAAACCACCGTCACACCAAGCAAGATACCAATCAGAGTGTACGCCGACAGCTAACCAATCACCTTTTCTTCTACACTTCTGTAAGAAACTTAATTCGTGATTGCTTAATGGATCGAATTTTCCTGATACTACGACTATTCTATCTTGCGGATGCATTACGGTAAAAGTTGTGGAAAAGCCTCTTTAACAAACTTATAGTTTAAACCTTTAACACCTAAATCTTTACTTAATATACCAATAACAACTTCTGCTTCACGAGGTTCAAGAGATTCAATTAATTGTAATAGTAACTGTTTTCTTTTTTCGTCAGATAATTTTTCTGCTGTGGCATCACCTTTTTTGAACAAATACAATTTTCTAATTTCTGTGGATAACTGACACCTAGAAATTCCAGGCAAAGTGTCAGGAATTTTATATTCGTTTGGCATTTCATTTATTAGCCATTCATAATCGGGGTGAAAAGCCAACTCAAGTACCTGTATTAGTGTTCTCGATAAATTCTTCTCAATGACTGCTAATTTTTCTTTTTTTGATGAAGCCATTTCAAACTCATCAAATATCTCATATATGTTTTTCATTAGAATTCCTCTATCACATCCATTAAATTTTTAAGTTTATGTTCCATAAAATAATTCAGTAACTTACCTTTAGCCGGTTTTGTTTCTTCATAATTATTTATAATTTTTCTTTTGATATCACCTGGAATGTTTCTAAGGTCGATCAAGGTTTGATTCCTTGAAAACCCAACCTTGGCCGCATCATCTTGCCAATCACCATAATCTTCGGTCATATATTTCTCAATAACCTTTTGTGTGATAGGTTTTTGCCTCAGGTCACGAACAAAACAATCTGATGGTGAAAACACATTTGGTATACCATCACCTTTATCTCCACGAATAATCTTTTCCTTTAACTCTAGAAGTGGATTATGTGATTTTATATATTTCTTTTGTGATGGATTGTATTGTTTGACATTATTACCATACATCTGTAATTGTAAGAAATCTCCGTCACTCGATAGAATCAAAATCTTTTGGCTTGGAGCATAGATTGGAACCAAGGTACCAATGATATCATCAGCTTCAGCACCCTCAACATCAATTACTTTATATGGAAAGTTTTCTTTGAGTTCCTGTTTTAACTTAGCAAGAATATCAAAAATAAGATGCCAATCTAAATCAGATTTTTCTCTGGTCTTTTTTCTACCAGCTTTATAAAATGGAAAAAAATCTTTACGCCAATATTTACGATTATCACAACAAAGTACAATCTCACCATACTCATTTTTAAAATTCTTCACATGAGTGCGTATGATGTTTAATACCATATGGCGTATTAAACTTTCTTCCAATTTGCCTTTCTGATTAGCAATTTGTGCCATTAGACCAGCAAGTAACACTTGATTCAAATCAACTAAGACCATAATAAACTTTCAATAGTTTCCAATAAGATTCTATTGTATCATGCTTTTTGTATTTTGTCAACTATTTTGTCAACAATTTTTTGTGATGTGGTGGTCTTTTTGGCAATTATACCAAGCCAGCCTGATGGTATGAGTCCTGAAATGTATTCTAATGGATCTGGTAATATGGCATCGAAATGATCAAAGTCAATATACTTATCTTCTAATTCATCATTACGAAATAGTATAATATGATATGCATCACCCATAGCGCTACCATCAATCTTTTCTCCAGGATTGGCATAATCCTGTCCTTGGATTTGTATTGAATTTTCTTTATCACCATCTAAGAATGTTAAGAAATCAAACTTATCATTCTTTAGTGGTCTGAGAAAGTCTAGCATTATATTCCTTTATGTGTGATCTTCTAACTCTTACCATTATCCATGTGTTATAGTAATCTTCCGATTCCATTACACCACGAACAAACTGTTCTTTTGCTTCGAGATAACCACATTCACCTTTAGATTTACATAAATGTAGGATTTCACGTACAAATTTTTCATGTCCTAATTGTAACACATCTTTCTGTAGGTTGTCACTACTTCCATAGTAAGTTTGCCAGTTTGAGAAAACCTTTGTTTTTTTCTTTCTCCCATTGACTTGTTTGGTTTTGGTAGAATAAAAGAATTTCTTACCTATGTATTTTTTACCATTCGTCAGATTAGTTATCTGATACACGAACCCGTAATTATTACCAATCAAATCTTCCGTAAAATCTTTACCATCATATTGCCAGTTTAGTCCCATTCCTTAGTATCCAAATCATTGTCATCATCCTCTATATAGTCCTCGGATAATTCTTCGATTTGTTCACCGCAAAATGGGCAATACTCTGGCAGTTCTTGTGAAACCATTTCTTCCATATATGATACACTATAAGTTGATTCACAATTCAGGCAGTCGCCTGATAATGATTTGTTTGTCATTTGATTTCCTTAATGAGCCCACACATCACCCCAATTTCCTGATAAAGCTCCTTTTGCGTAATCAGTAGCACGATTCTCAAAGAAATTAGTATGTGTTGGTGCGTTAATCATTTCTTCCACCCACGGTAGAGGATTCTTTTTCACTTTAAACACACCTTTGAGTCCTAAAGAAATTAGGCGGCGGTCTGCAATATAACGAATATACTTCTTAACATCTTCTGAAGATAAACCTTCCATTTCATTTACACCAAATGCAAGGTCAATAAACTTATCTTCTAGTTGAACCATTCTTTCTGCAATCGTGTATATTTTTCCTTTGAGATCATCATTCCAAATCTCACGATTTTCTTCTATGTATGTTCTAAACAATTTAACCATAGACTCTGCGTGTTGAGTTTCATCAACAATCGACCATGTGATAATCTGACCCATACCTTTCATTTTACCTTGGCGAGCAAAATTCAATAACATAATGAATGAACTGAATAGTTGCATACCCTCGGTAAAGGCTGAGAACACGGCAATATGTGTTGCGGTATTCTCTCTAGTGGTATTCTTACTGGAGATATCCATAACATAGTCATGTTTCTCTCTCATTGCTTCATACTCTAGGAACTCATTGTAAGTGGTTTCAGGTAGACCTAATGTTTCGATAAGATGTGAGTAGGCGGCAATATGTAATGATTCTCGGGCAGCGAATCCTGTGAGCATCATGCGAATCTCTGGTTGTGGAAAGTATGGCAGATAGTTCTTAACATAACCACCAGCCACATCAATATCACCTTGTGTAAAGAAACGGAAGATTTGTGTTAGGAATGTTTTTTCTTCTTTAGTTAATTTTTTCTTCCAATCTTTTACATCCTCTGACATAGGAACTTCGGTGTGCAACCAATGAGATTGCTCATGTTTCAACCAAGCTTCATATGCCCAAGGATAATTAAAAGGTTTGAAATAGTTGCGCTCTTCCGAAAGATTTGATTCTATTTTTTTTATCATTATTGTTTTCCTTTAAAAATTAGCCTTCGCAAGCCAAACATTCGTTGCCTTGAGCAATAGCGCTCATATCTAATTCTTTAATCACTTCTCTTTCAATTTTTTTGGCAACTTTGTCTGCTTTACCAATTTTCTCAGAACGACAATAGTATAGAGTTTTCAATCCTTTTTTCCATGCAAGAAAATGACAAGCATGGAGATACTTCAAATTAACATCTGGTCTAAAGAACAAATTAAGTGACTGTGCTTGGTCGATATACTGTTGTCTATCAGAAGCCAATTCAATCACCCAACGTTGGTCAATTTCCATGGATGTTTTAAATACATCTTTATCATGGTCAGACATCCATTCTAAATGTTGAACAGAACCATCATTAGCAATAATAGATGACCAAACATCATTATACCAATCTTCTGGTTTATCCTGTGATAGTTTAATAATCAATTCATTCAACCAACGATTCTTGTTTAGATATGCTCCTGATAAGGTGTCTTGTCTGTAAGCATTAGCACGATATGGCTCAATACTAGGACTGGTGTTGCCCATAATAATAGAGCTTGATGCGTTTGGGGCAATAGCCATAACATGAGAGAACCGTAGACCGGTGCCAACACAATCAGGAGGAGAGCCACGTTCTGTACCCAATTCGAGATTTGCATTATTTAATCCTTCTCTAATATGTTTAAATATTTTATTGTTTGCAACTTTGGCCATTACTCCTTCAAAAGCAATGCCATTGCGCTGTAGATAAGCATGGAACCCAAGAGCACCGATGCCAATAGAACGCTCTCGCTCGGCACTAAACTTTGCACGAGCAATAGCATCAGGAGCATTAGCGATGAAGTAATTGAGGACGTTATCAAGCATTTCGGCAACGTCCTTAAGAAATAATGGTTCAGACTTCCATTCATCGTAGTTCTCCAAGTTTAAAGAAGATAAACAACATACAGCTGTTCGCTCTTCATTTGTGGGTAGAATAATTTCAGAGCAAAGATTTGATTGATGAATCCTTAAACCTTTGTCTTTGAGAAACTGTGGCATCTCACGATTGCTTGTATCGATATAGTGAATGTATGGTTCACCTGTCATCATACGAAGCTCTAGAATTTTCTGCCAAAGTTCTTTTGCAGATACAACCTCTCTTACTTCGCCTGAATGTGGATCTTTTAATTCCCAATCATCTTTTGCTTCAGGATCCAACATACACGTTTCGATGATGTGCATGAAGTCATCGGTGATATTAATACCGTGATGTAAATTTAAACAACGAACATTGGGATCGCCTGTCGGCTTTCGCATCTCTAAGAAAGAGATAATATCTGGATGAGAGATATTGAGATAAGCAGCATAGCTGCCCCTGCGAGTGCGACCTTGCCTGTATGCCAAAGAACTGGCGTCATAGATTTTGAGGTGAGGCATGACACCAGTAGATTTATCGTCTGCTGAACGAATACCAAAGCCAATACCAACACCACCCCCGAGCATAGAAAGCCAATTAGTTTCTGATAGATTATCAACTAGTCCCTCCGCAGTATCTTCAATATAGTTAAGGAAACATGATATAGGCATCCCACGCTTAGAACGACCAAAAGAAAGAATGGGAGTAGAATAAGACAACCAATGTTTGCTAGAGTAGTTGTATAATCTCTGTGCGTGTTCCGGATTGGAACTAAACGATTTTGATACGAATGCGAATCTATGTTGTGGTGATTCTTCATCTTCTTTCATGTAACTTTCTTTAAGTCTTTTAATTCCAAGTTCGTCAAATAATTTATCTTTTTCTAAATCTATACTGATGCCTAGGTATTCCATGTATTCGCCTTACCTTATTATTGTGTTATAAATTCTTTAATCATGGGAAAAATCGGTTCAATTGCATCAGCACAAGCCAAAGCGATTTCACGATGTTCTTTTTGTGTTTCCTTTCCGCTTCGTAGTTGTATATAGTGAACCCAAGACCGCATAGTTCCATTCATATACAACTTTGAAACGGTAATACCTTCAGGCAATACAGATCGGGCCTGTTCTTTTGCAATACCATGTTCAATAGCCCAACGATATGCTCTTTCTGCTGCTACTATAACATAATCTTGTTGTGTTTCCCAATTCAACTTCAAACCAATGTTATCTGTTTCAATACTATTCTGCCGATTTTTTTCGTCTTGTAATCTGGCTTCTTTAAATTCAAAGCCTAAATCTGCTACTGCATATCTTTGAGAAAACTCTTGGAATGAAAAGGAACGATGTCGTAGTATTTGTCTTGCTATATCTCTTGTAGTTTCAATTTCTAAACAAACATTCACCATTTCAAGTGGTGACCAGTGTTGATGCTTAATCAAATAACGGACTAACTTTTCAGCGGTGTCGTTATTATCTTGATTTGATGGGTTTGAAACTCTAGCGGCATATGCTACTTGCTCTAATAAGTTTTTACCATCTGTTCCTTGTGTGTATGATATTAATTTTACATTCATTATGTTTTTTTCCAACTCACGAATTCCATCTTTGCTCTAAGATTTACAAAGGTATTTTTACTTATAATATCTTGGATTTCATCTGGCGAAAAACCAGATAACACCATATCATTAATATCCTTTTCTTCAATCATTTCAGGCCATATAACAACATTAAAATGGTTATCTATGGCGTGTTCCATCTTAAAAACAATTTCTTTGTTACGTGGCTCATTGTCGAACACCAAAACCACCTTGGACTTGTCCAATACATCGGTAATCGATTCCAAATTAGAGTCTGCTGTTGCCACTGCATTCTCTAAAAACATTGAATCAATAGGCCCCTCAAGTACATATATTAATTCTTCTTCATTGATTTTGTCAAGCCCAAATACTTTTTTATTATCATCGTGTAGCTTTAAAGTTATGTATCTTAGCTTGGATTCTCCTAGCGCTCTCCCCTGTATTGCGACAAGGTTCTTTTCTTTGTCGTAGAACGGAATAACGAGGCGTTGGTCGTTTTTGTGAAGTCCCTCTTTTTCAATCCCGAGATTTTGTATGAAGGCTGCGAAATCTTCCGCAAAGTATAATTGCGAATAAAAGGTCTCTGGAATCCTTCTTTGATGAACATAGTTCTTAGCAAAATGTGCTTCTGGTAACGATTCGATTGATGGAAGTTCCAAGGCTTTCTTAAACTTTGGTGCCTCTTGTTTATACTCATCAAAATCCGGCTTGGGGTAGTTGTTGTTTCCGGTTTCTCCATTTTTATATCTTTCTAACTGATACTCTTTGAGAAGTGTATCGTCCACCTGTTTTAAAAAATTATAAAAAGTAGTTGATACACCACAATTATGACACATATAAAAGTAATCATTTTTTTTGCGATAAACATAACCACGAGATTTTAATTTATTCTTTTGTGAGTCGCCACAAAGCGGACACCTGAAATTATAAAGGTCATCCTTCTTCTTGGCAAACCTTTGTAATTTAGGCGATACTTGTAACAGGAAGCTCCTGTCAATAAAAACACTCATAATATAAAACCAATCAATTATTTAATAAACTTGCTTATTGTATCAGGATTAACGTGAGATATCAACCACGAGATAGCAATAATACCACCGGCAACCATCCACTTCCATTTCAGTAAATTATCTAGAGCATCTTTTTCTTGTTTGTTATGATCATTCATATCTTTACGGAGAGATTTGAATTCATCCATAATTTCTTTATTTGAGGTTTCCATTTTATACAAAACGGTATCAATTCGCTGATGTATTTCTTTGATATCGGCATCTGTTTCTAGTCTGCGATTGTCCATGTCGGTATATACCTTTGCGATATGGCGGTCGTGTTGGTCCACCAGTTTTTCTATAACTTGGTCCATTTTATTACAAAGTGCAGATAAAGTCAATACTTGTGTTTTTAAAACACCAATGTCGACCTTGATATCGGTATCGTCAAACTCTGCCATTTATTTTTTCTCTGGTACCTTTGTGCCATCCAATTTTTTATGCACTTTAATTTCTTTGCAAACTTCTTTTTCTTTACCAGTTTTTTGGTCTTTTTGCATTACACAGGCTTTCTTTGTTTCTGCTGCATAAGCAACTTGATAACCAACAAAAGACCAGACCACGAGATTGAGTGCAATTAAAAACTTTTTCATTTTTGTTCTTCCTTTTTAGCAAATTTTTCTGAGGCGGTAAAGCCTAATCCTGCAATTACCAAATATATCATCGAATCAAATAGTGATGGAGTTACTTTATATCCATATATGTCAGCAACAAGTGCAAAGCCACATACTAGAAATGCCAAAAATGTTATAACTCTTTTGCTACTGACTGAACTATTTTGTCCATCGGATAGCATGCTGTTCAACCAATTCATTTTATAACTCCGGCTGAGGTGGTTGAACTGGTGCAGCTTTGCCACCAAATCCTGTTACAACTGCTGGTGCAAATGGAGATGGTGCAGGTGCCGATGCAAAAGTAGGTGTTGTTGCACCAAAACTTGGTGTAGATGGTGTTGTTGGTGCAGGCGATACTGTTGTTGTTCTATTGGCCAACTCCAATGCTCTCTTTTGTGCATCTTTATCACCACCAGCCAACATAATGCCAGACAATGTACCTGTTAAAAATGTGGCGATAGGTATAATCAATTCAAAGAACTTTTGATCAATTGGTGAAATAGCATTGAGTGGTTGTGTAACAAAAATTAGTGAGTATAACACCACAAACACAATACCAAACAATGTAAGTGATAAACAGATACCAATAAAAAACTTCAAGCGAGCCATTAACTGCTCTTCGGTATACATGAAACTATCAGGTTGTTTTTCTTCTTTATTAAAAATATTTAAATTCATTTGCAATTCGCTCCTGTTACTGGTACGGTCGGTGTATTTTGTGCAAGAGGTTTATTACCTCCTGGTCCCAATCGTGGGTCATTTTGACCTTTGAATATGTGTTCTGGACAAGTTCTTGTTACGTCACAATATGGTAGTTTGCATATATCTTTATCCCAATTCGATGGGTCTTGGCAAGGATAACGAAAACGGTCGCCACTAAAATAAGCCAATGTCAATGGTAATAATAATATGAACAATATCCATTTCATTAACTTTTTATCATTCATTAATGAACTCCTAATACATGAAGTGCGTGTTCATAATGTTTAATTCTATCTTCAAGTCCAATGGTACCACCATTGATACGCTTTGTTAATGTGAGTATGTCGCCTTTGTCCGCCCATTGGTTTAGATTGTTTGTTTCCCAAAACCAGCAAGCAGATTGAGCTGCACCTTCAAATGTTTGTAGATATTCAGATGCTTGTTCAACAGGTATTTCAATTGAGGCAGCAAACCAAGAATAGTTTTCTTTACCTGTCAATTGAATTAAACCACGACCACAATAACGAAAACCATCACCAGATGCCTCATCGCCATTACCCATGCGATTAGCATAGATACGATTTGCAATTGCTTCTTGTTTATTTGGTTTGTTTGCATACTCATTCGCCAGTTCATCTGTTGGAAAATACTTAGCAAATAGTTTGCGTAGTGTTGCAGCTTTGTAATTTAGATTCTCTTTGAGAAATACAAAATTACCAGATTCGTGAGCGCATTGTGCTATAAAGGCTGCAATACGTTGTGGTGTATCAATGCCATAGTCAGGCAACAATTGTGCCAATGCACCGTGCCATTGGCCAATGTATGGATTCTTTGGCAGTAATTGCTTGAGTTGTTCTAGTGTTAAATCCATTATTTTTTAAACATCCCTAAAACTTTAGCTTTGATTGCTTTAGCCCAAAAAGGTTCTGGAAAATGCCAGCCTACAAATGCTCCTACTGCGATCCAAAATAGTGTATCTAACATATTTTTCTCCTATGCCATTAAAGAAGCCGCACTAATAGCAGCGTTGATGATTACATTTAATTGCTCTTTCAATGCCAATCCTTCAGCATCGTCAGCAATACCTTCCATAATATTAATACCTTTTAACAATTCTACATATTCTTCTTTACTGATTTGGCCTTGTTCTAGAGCCTTATTATACTCAATGATGTAGCTATTTAATAATTCTGGTGTCATCTTGGTTTGCTCCCTAAAACATGTTGAATGGTATCTGCTGAATTAATTACTTGCTGTAACTTTGTTTTACAGAAAATTGGTGAAATCTTTTCTGCTTTGTTAAAATAATCTCTTGTGTCTTTTGTTAATGTCAATAACTTGGTTGACATATTATTTGCATCTTTGTTTCTTGGTATGTGCATCGTAAAGTTTTTGAACTCTAACGATTTAATATACAATTCATTTACCTGTGTAACAACTAACAGATGGTTGCCACAGTTTTCTTCCGCTATCTGTGCCTTTGTTTTAATTTCATTCACTAAAGCGTATTCGGTCGTATCATATTTGGCCATAAAATAGGCATCAAACAAGGCACAACCAGACAAACTAAACGCAAATAGAACTATAAGTATTCTTTTCATAATTTCTTTTTATTTTCTTTCTCACGAAATTTATTATATTCTTTTAGTGCTTCTGCTGGCATGGGTTCAAAACTAACACCTACCGCCAATATACAATACTTTTGTTCTTCTACTTTTTCCGCAACCGTAAACGATCCTGTTTTTTGATTTACAAAAATTACAAGTGGGTTAAAAATTGGAACACCTAGCACAGGAGAATTCAATGCACGAATAAACGGAACTTCATCAAACTCACCTAAAAGCTTGTATATGTTTTCTTTGTTCACACAAGAGACCGTGCGAGATTCATTTATTACCTCTTGAGCAAATACAAGATTGGGTATCATACACAAAAGAATTAACAGCTTTTTCATTAGTTACACCATGATTGCTTTGCATCGCCAAAATACTCACGAGCAAAACCATTTTTAATTAAACCTGTGCGTAGTGATTGACCATCTAAAATGATATCACCCAAGACACGGCCACCAAATTTATCCCAGCCATACAACACAACTTGACGCTTGGTAGATTTGTTGACGGCGGCTTTTGTAAATTCACTAGCGGCTTTACCTCGTGCATCTTCGGAAGGACATTGAGCTCTATGTCCTTTTTCGGGAGTATCCACGCCGAATATTCGCACGGCAAGTTCTGGCTTAAGTGGTGCCGGTAAAAAGGGAGCCGCTATGACCACAGTATCGCCATCACTTACACGGACAATCTGAGCATTATAGGTTACACCTTGCGGAGTTTTTTGTGCCATTGCCATCATAGGCACGGCAAGTAATACTAGTAATAGTTTTTTCATTTTACACTTTCAAATATTTGTTTCTGTTGTTTATACCATAATTGCCATGCATTGTATCTATCTTGTAGTTCATAATACAATCCATAATTCTCATTAGCATTTTGTAACAAATCGGCTAATGTTTTTTTATTCTCATTTAGAGGCTTTAGAACCGGAACGGGCTCCATTAGCACTTGAGGAGCTTCTGGAAACTTTTGGCTCAACGGCACGGTTGTAGAGCACCCAAGCATCATCAGACAACTTACACTCAGCGTTAATAGCTTCCCTTTTTGCTTCAATATCTTTAGCATTCTTATTCACCTTCTCTTTAATCAACTCTTTATTCTTGCTAACTTCAGCTGCCAACTTCTCATTGGCTTTGGCAGATTTATGAATGACAAAAACCACATTTTTAAGCCTTAGGCTGTTTTCTCCGAATCGACATTAAGATTGGAGTTTTTTTCTTTTTTAAATTGACACCAGGTTCACCATCTTTACCCACACCGATGCCTGCGATTGCACCACCACCCACAACATTAGCAATTCCATCTTCATTGACAGATTCCTCAGGTACACAATTTGGTACCATGCGATTACCTTTTTTCTTTAATCCAACAGCTTTATATCCTGTCCAACAAGCTTCAGTTCTCACATTGATTGGTGCGCCACGGCGTTCTGGATTAGGATCTTCTCTACGTTTTCTTTGAGCTGCAGAAGCACGAGCTTCTTTACCAATTGCATGAGCTTTGGCTTGAGGTAAACACTTTGGTTTGCCTTCACCTGGTTCTCTTGCACAATCACCTTTAATATTACCCTTGGTGTCCATTCGAACCCATTTTTGTTTAAACCATTTACGTAAATCTTCACCCAGGTGTTGTTTAAAGCTTTTCATTAACAGTTCCACTTTCTTAAAGCTTTGTTGATACGGCTATCCGGATCATTTGCTGTTTTAGCTGATGTTAATCGTTTTTTCATTCCACCCATTCTTGCACAAAATGATTTTCTGCGATTAGCTGCTTTGGAACCTGGTTTTAGTTTAGATGGCTTTGTTGTGACAGCCATTGATAATTTAGAACCTGGATTTTCTCTACGATATGAAGCAATACCTTTACGATTTAGACCGCCTTCTGGATCTTTACCTGCAGAACGTTGCCATGCTGGAGATTTTTCTTCTAAGTATTGTTTAAAAGTTTTCATATTTTTAGTAGTATCTCTGCGATATTGTTATCTAAAGGAATATCTCCGGTTCGTATATTCTTTCCGTTAATGCCATAAATCATATCCGGTAAAATATTCAAATACATCAAAAATGTTTTTAATACATCATAATCTCTTTGATCTATTTTATAAAACAATATTCTCGCTGTTGCTTCTGGTTCAAAAACATTATTCAATAAAATAATGTGATTTAATATCAGCCTTTCTTTTACAGATTTTGTAATTTTATATCTACGAAATAATCGTTTTAAATATTTTATTCTTTTAATATCACTTTCAAACTCCGACATCATACACATTGGAGAATTATAGTGTTTTACGGCATATATTAAAAAGTTTTCATCAGTCAAATTGTCAAACATATTATTATTTTTATTTCTCTCAAATTCAAATAATGATTATTTAAAAATAATATTATGGGTTAGCTGTATTAGCGATTGTTGTTGTATCACCGTCACCAGTCATGTTGGTTAAAGTAACCAATGTTTCATATTGAACACGACCAGCACGACCACCTTGGCCAGTAGTTTTTAATACCCAACCAGCATGTGCAACACCAGCTTGTTGGTTATTTGCTGTTTCAGCATTATCAATACCAAACAATCCAATAGTTTCACGAGAGGTGTAAACGTTTGCTGTTGTGTTTGCATACAACAAAGCTACGTTGGCTGCTGTTGGGGCTGAATAATTAGCTTTTACGTTTGTTGCGTTAACAATTGTTGAATTAACAGCCCAATATGGTGCATTGTTTGCGTTATCAATTTTTCCGTGCGATGACATCTTTTTCTCCTTTAAATGTCCGTTGTTAGTTATTTATCTCTTATGTTTTTTTGTTTTGATCCAAAGGAGGACCAGGTTTTCTCATTAATGGATCAATTTCCAGGGTATCTCTGTCCTGACCAGTTAAAGTTTTACCTCCAGTTAAAACTGCTGCGGCTTGTGGTTCTTTATCACTTATAGTCAACTTTTTATCAGCTCTTACCATCGATGGTTTTTTACCATAGGGAGTTTCAAGTTTATCTGTTTTTTCTTTATCATACATGATACCACCACCAGATTGACCATCAACACCTTCTTTCATGCCTTTCTTTTTATATAACGACTTAATCATACGAGCTGATTTAGACATTTCTTTTCTTTTATTGTATTTCTCATCAGCCGGTAAATCAACAATTTCCATACCTGTTGTTTGTGTAGCAGCATATGAATCTTGATAAGTATCTTCTTTATTAAGTAGTCTGGATATAAATGAAGCCTTTTTAGATGGGTTCTTGGCCAGAGTTTTTGGTTTAGGATTATAACTTGGAGTGCCCAAATTTACCTTAACATTCCTTTTATTTTTGATTGAATCTAAAGCAGCTTGAGATACATGACCTTGAACTCCTGTGGAAAAAACTTCCGACACATCTTCAGTTTCTTCTGATGTTGGTTTGTAGCCAGCTAAACGGTCTAAAGCTCTATTCCAACTTTTGCTATGGGATTTAATTTTTTTGTTGTGGTCTTTTCTGGTCATACCTGGTTTTTTCTCAGGTACAACCGGTTGTTGTTTTAACCAAGAAAATACTGTAGATTTTTTGAGTTCATCAATCTGTTCAACTTCTTCATCAATACCACTTCCATGAAATTTATGAGCAATATGCATGGCCAATTTTTCATGTTTTTCTTTTGGTACATTGGTACTTCTTAAATATGATAAAGCTGATTGGTGGACTTTATTATCATCTCCAGCATCACTATTATAAGGAGCATGTTCAGAGTTTGTCCAATTATTGAAATGGTGTTCAACTTCTGAACTGGAAACTTCATCAATCTGTTCAGCTTCTTCTTTGTTTAGATGTTTCTCTAAACGGTCAATTGCAGCAGTCATACCAGAACCATCTTTAGATTGTTTCTTCTGAATCTCATCGTGTTTCTTTTCTCTTTCAGCTGCAGCTGCACGAAACTTCTCTAGTGCTGTCGGTTTCTTTTCTTCAGAAAATGACCGTTTAGCCATAATCTTGGCTAATTTACTCATTGCTTTCTTACGGGGTTCAGCTCGTTTTGGATCTTTACTGGTTGTTTTCAGAACATAAGATGCCAATGTTTCTGGAGCCAACTCATCAAGTTGTTCAGATTCTTCTTTTAAACCTAAACGGCGAGCCTCTCCTTCCATAAAAGAGTGCAGACTTTCGAATTCGCTAAATGATTTAGCAATTTTAACTTGATACCATTCCTCTACTTCTCCACCTTCCATTTTGCAAACTCAGCTGATTTTGCATGAGAAATTTTTGTATCTTTTGTTACAAATCTAGGATTGATTCCTCTAGAATTTAAATATACACTTAGAAGCTTTTCTTCACTGGCTTCACTAATTGTTTTATTTTCTATCATTTTTAACTTTCAGATGTGCCTAATTTACCTAACATTTCTGTTCTAACTTTTTTTAATGCTGCTTTGGCCAAATCTCTTGCTCTGGACATTGGTGTATGAACTGCACCAGATTTGTCTTTAACATTACTCGGAATTCTTGTATATGGTTGTTCAAATGGAGGTGCATCATCCGTTTCTGGACGTTTTCCTTCTTTAAGCTTGAGTGATGAAGCAGTTTCATGTGATTTTCTTGCTGGTGTGTCATCTGGTTGTATTGCTATAGGTGTAGAATCTTTTGGTTGATGTTCGCCTTCTTTATCCAAAGGCCTAACTCTTATTTTATAGGATTTAAAATCATTTGATTTACCACCAGGCATGCGACCAATTAATGTATCGGTTGTTATGGCAGAAGAATCTTCAGTTCCTTCTTTCATTGCTTGTTTTGTTGCTGTGGCATACATTACTGATTTAGCATCTTTACCATAGCGTGATTTGAACCCAGCCAAACCTTTTTTCATTGACTTAACAATTTTTTCACGTTTGGCCATTTCATCATCAGTCATTTGCTTTTCGTCCAACTCAACTTCTTCGCTAGCATAAGCCTTAACGCTGTCGTGCGGATCGCCTCTCATCAGTTTGCGACCAATTGCTGTATCTACATTGGAACCTAATCCTAATTTTCTGATTTTATTATCACGCCTAAATTTAGAACCCAATTTAGCTGCATAAACTTTTGCCTTAATTTTATTATCTCTTGCTTGTTCGGAAGCTTCATCCAATTCTTCAGCTTCTTCTTTCTTCATTGATTTTTTGAAACTTTTATTCAACATAGGAAGTAAAGCGCTAGTGGTTTGTTTGACGGTAGGACTTTTTCCTGGTGCATTTAAATCTGTTGGATCTTTTTTAGCGGAAGATTTAAATGCCTTCGTCAAAGATTTACCTTCTTTACTATCAGGATGTGGATATGTGTCCATTTCATTCACCTGTTCAGATTCTTCTTTAACAGATTTCCAACCACCACCCATTGCTTTGTATTTTTTAGAAGCCCAACCATTGGCATATGCAGAAGGATAAACAGCAAACTTAGATTTGGCAGCCGCTTTGGCACGAGCCCATTTTTCTGGACTTGTTGGCACATTCTTCTCATCAATCTGTTCAACTTCTTCATTGCGTGCTTTTGCTAGATTTTTTGGATCAGAAATAGAATCTTTTGAACCAGACTTTACTTCAGCTGGTGTTAATGGTGCATCACCACGAGCTTTGCGAACATAAGCAGGAATATCAGAACGCTTCATGCCTTCGATTAATTTCTTTGCAAAGTACATATCTTCTTTGACTTTCTTTTTGCTACGGAGAATAGCAAAATCATGAGCGTCAACTTTATTATTTTTATTGGCATCAATCTTATGTTGGTCACCCTTTAATTCTTCAGCAACTTTCTTTTTGGTGGCTAATGCGGACTTCATTGGCTCTTTTTTGTCACCGTCTTTATCAAAGTCTAAGTAATCTGGCTTGGCAGCTTCATCATACTTACCTTTTGTTTTCTCATGTTCTTCTTTGTCTTTCTGCATCAAGTCTTTTGTTTTAGGACCTTTGAGGTCATCAACAGAAGATTTAGTTTGATCTTGTTTAGCCTTTGCAGAATTACCATAACTACGGCCATAAACTTTCATGCCTGTAGAAGTGGGTTCTTTGATGGGACTGGCTTCACCAATAATGTTTTTAACAGCATCTACCAAAGATTGGCTTACATTATTTTTTGTAAACATTTTTTTCTCCGTTGTTTTTCTTCTTTTTAATTGTTATTGTTTGAGTTTGGTTATCCGATGGAGTAACCATAGGCTCTTTATTTGAAGCACCACCAAGTGTGCCACCAACACCCATGTCGTTGGCACCAGGATCATCTATTGCTTCTAATACTTTTCTAAATTTATTAAATTGCTTTTGTTCTCTATATGTTACATCGCCAAGACCGGACATGGGATATACTGTTCCCTGCTGGCGTGTATCGTATTCTGGACCTATTCCGGTCACATTTCTAATTCTTTGGCTTACCGACTGTATGTCGGTAAACCGTTTTTTGCTTACTTTTTCTTTGTCCTTGGAGAAATTGGTTTCTTTGGGGACTGGCGAGATTTTGAGGACTGGCTTTTGGGCTTCTGTGTAGGTGCGGAAGTTGTAGCTGCCGCCTCGTTTGTTTGCGTTCCACTTGATGTCGTCTGCGTTGGGGTCGCTGGCTCGATTGTCGGCTGGGATACTGTCGAGTCCGTTTGTTCGGAGCTCTGGTGTGGTTTTAATTTTATAAAATCGATTAGTGCTTTTAACATTTTTTTCTTCCTTAAATAATGAAATATTTCTATTTTTCCAATCACTAGCGATATCACTTATATTGCCAGTATCCAAGAATTGTTTAGTAAATTGATATACTTCCGTAATGTCCTCTTCCTTGGTATCTATATCACCGGTATTATCGAAACCGATAAAATCCACAAATGATTCTCTGAAATATTTAGTATTTTCTTGACATTTCATCCATTTATCATACCGTACAGACTCCACCATCATTCTAGACAATGCTGAGTTTCTCTCCTTACTAACTTCATTTGTGGTATTGACAAAAATCATCATTGTGTCATACCCCAATTCTTCCAATTCTTCTTTTATATATGACAATTTTTCAAAATCATCAGCTGGTCCGTTAATAATTAATGGACCCCTTCTACGAATAGATTCTCTACGGAAATCACTTGTTTTTTCTGATAGTTTTTGTTTATCACTCAAGTAATCTCTGGCTTGAACAAAATTCAATTCTACAATTTTGGACTCTGCAATGGCTTCACGGATTACAATATCTTTACCAGAACCTGGACCACCAGTCACAAAAATGGCTTTAAATTGGCCATGATTATGTGCTTCATGTAGGCCCATACCTTTGCGTGTATCGTGCATGAGGTCTTTTGCATGTTTATCTGACACATGATCAGGAACACCTTTTCTAAATTCTCCAAAGTTTTTATTTTTGGCGTGCTCTCTCATTTTGGTGCCTGACATTCCGGTGGAACCTTCAGCGTCCGGATCACGGTGGCCAGCAGAATGAACAGTAATTTTTTTAAAATCGTAATGGCCGTGTTTACCTTTTACACCATTATATTTGTGTAGTGAATCTTTGAACTCTTTAACACGGTCAGAACCAACAACCACATGAAGGTGGGTTATACCTTGTTTGTGTAATTCGGCAGCATGATGAAAGATAGATGGATGTTCTTTTGAGGACGATTTTAAATTAGTACCTGGTGCATATCTTTTTAAATGTTTAACTTTAGATTCACCAGACAATGGATTTTTTTTAGAATCTTGTGAATGAGATACCACAACAGTATGACCTGCATTGTTTTTATCTGCAACTTCTTTGACCTTATGAATAAGTTTAAGGTGTCCTGTTGTAGGAGGATTCATCCGACCAAAAGTCATCACATGATGTTTCTGTGACGATTCATCTTCTTGAACTAATTCTAAAAATGATTTCATTTTGTCTTTTTAATGTGAAGCGGCCGGAGTAACGGTATAATTTGATGTATCGGATTTTAAAGCATTGCTATTTGTTTTTGGTCTATAGTGAGCTAGTGCTGTATGTGAACCATTTTTTTCAACTTTATGTAGTGTTACTGTAGCACCGTTTCTAGATACAGCATATTTTGATTTTTTATTATTAAAAACTTTATTTAATGGATGTTCACTTCCGGGTGTAACAGTAGATTTAATTTTATGTTCTTCGTGACCCATCACATGAACTTTAGACCAAGGCATTTTGGTATTTGGTGTTAAATGTTTTTTTAACATTTGGCCAACCATTCTATGTCCTTCATCTCCAGTATGGTGTAATAAATGATGTATATGATTATGTAATTCTTCAGCAGTATCTTTATGTACTGGTTGAGCTAATTTGCTTGCCTTTTGTTCAACGGAAGAATGCTTTGTGACATTTTCTTTTTTTCTAACGGCATCAATATGTCTACCCCTCTCAGCTGCAGATTTATCACCGTGACCCATTTCACTATGAACTTTTTTTAATCCTTCTCTTGCAATTTTTTCAGTTTCTAATTTTCTTGTTGGGTGGTCTAACATATGATCCAAATGTATTGCTGGATTTTTAGTTGTTATATTTTTAGATTTTTTGGACGATTTTAATGAAAATCCATCATAATTATGTTCATGTCCGGCACCAAATTCTTCCTTTAAATGGCCAGGAACATATGTTTTTACTGTGATGTCGGATGGATTTTCTTGAGTATCGTTATGTTTTCCTTGTGTGAATTTTCCAATATCTCCTTCTTTAGATGTGTGTCCAACTGCAGCAATTTTAACGTGAGGACCATGTTTTTGTTTTAATGTTTCTATAATTGAACCGGCTGCTGCTTTACCGTGGGCTTGTCTTAACCTAAATTCTTTTTCGTGTGTTTTATTTGTTACATATTTCTTTTTAATGTCAGCTAGAGCTTTTACATGTGAAGTTAAATCTTTTTTATGTTCTGGAGTTCCATAAGTTCCATGTTGTGTATGCATATGATGAATTAAATGTATTGCTGTGGAATGTTCTGTTGTTTTTCCTGAAGGATCATTTCCAAGACCTTCTTCTTTTTTTTCTTCTCTTAGATGTCCTTCGTGATTTTCGTGACCTGCTTTTTCTAATTCATCTTTGGTGGGAGTATCAGCATTATGTTCCCAATGAACTAATTTTGTTATATTATTTAAATTTTTGTTATAAAAAACAGCATGAGAACCGTTAGTATTATTAAAAACATGAACATCAACTTTATGTCCATCTTTTGTTGTATATGTATGGTGTGGTTTTAAATTTGAAAAATCGTGGTCATCACCAAAATTTTCTTTAATTAGTCCGGCACGGTCAAGATATATTCTTAATTGTAAACTTGTCATTTTCTCACCTTTAACAAATTTTGTTTAGCAAATTCTGCACGGTTAACCAATTTGGTTGGTTCATTTTCGTGGTGAACCACAAAGCCTTCAGGTTTAGATTTTTTGCCATCAATATGGTGTTCATAATGACCTTCATGTGTTTCTAAGGATTTCACCAAAGCATTTTTGGCTTGATGTAAATGGTGATGCATCGACAATAAATTTCCATAATGAGCTTTGTGTTTTTCAACATGAGAAATTTGAGATTGACCTTCTTTTGTTTTTTCAGATTTTGATTTTTCAGATTTTACTTTTGCGGCCTGCTTTTCATGAACGTTGTGTATATGTTCTTTAAAACCTTTAACACTCGGAACTTCATCATGTTTTACTGTTTTGTTTATGTATGTTGATAGGTGGCCAGCTTCTCCACTATGTTTTGGATGAACGGCATCATACATCTTGTGACCATGTGTGTCGTGTATTTCTTTGGCTGCAGCCATATGTTTTTGAAAATGTTTTTCATTTTCGGCTGAATGTTTTACTTTGCTTGTATCATGTTCTGCGCCATGAATATGTACATCTGGATGTTCTTTGAATTTGCCCATATCAATATGTGGAGAAGCGTGTTTCATATCATCACTATATTGATGGTGAACAACAACACCAACTTTGGACTTTTTAATCTTTTCTGCTTCTTTACCTTTGGCAGTATATGTGATTGTATTGGGAGTAAACGAAACATCACCTTTTGCTTCTACAATGTAACTTTCGTGTAAGGTCTTTGTGTCGGCATGATGCATTAAATCACCTTGATATACGCCATGTTTTGGTGTAACTTTTGGTAAATGTTTTAATGCGTGTTTGAGTGTTTTTGCTAATCCTGGTGCATGACCATGATTTTTATCGATATCTTTTTCTGTGTGATTAATCTTTGGATTTTTATTGAAGGCCGATTTTGTTGCAACAAAAAACTTACCATTCTTAGGATGGTGACCAAAAACAATTGATGGAGAACCGTCATATTTCATCGTGAGATTGGTGTTTTTATTTTTGCTGATTATATGTTGATGAGCAGCCATCAAAGCGCCATGTGCATGTTCAAAACCAGCATGGCCGTGCATTAATGGTCTATCTTCAGCATGATGAATATGTTTGAGTTCGGAACTTTGTTCCGATTCTTCAGTTAAGAATGACTTAAATGATAACATTGAATTTCCTTTGGATTTGCAACACACTATGGTTGCCGATTTGCTTATTTATACAACATTTAAATCTTGATGGCTAAACTATAAGGATATTCGATTCGATATATACGCCGCCGGATTGTTGGATTTAAAACAATTTTTGTGTCCAAGTTTTAGGAGTTTTCTCGGAAATAATTTCCAGTGGTAGGTGATACTCAAAAGGTCTTGTTCCTCTTGAGTTTATATAATCAATCTGTTTTTGTAGAGATTGTTCCAATGAAATTTTTGTTTTATAACCAAAGAAATATCTGATTTTATCGGCTGAACAGTTGGCGTGTTTTACCTCTTGTGGTCGACCTGGCATGAATACTGGATTTAGTTCGAAATTCAACAGCTTGGCAACAACTTGAGCCAGTTCCAAAATGGTTACCGGATTCTCATCAGGTCCAATATTGAATATTTCTCCAACCGCTTTAGGATTCTCAGCAAATTCCACAAGGCAGTCAACGTCATCTGATATATCAGAGAAACATCTGGTTTGTGAACCATCAGCATAGATAATAGGTTGGCGGCCTTGCAACATCAAATTAATCATAATACTTGCCACATTTCTAAAGGGATCATCATACTTCTGACGAGGGCCAATGATATTGTGTGGAATAGCAATAACTAGTTCAATACCGTGTATCTCGGCAAGATTTTGTAGTAGTAATTCTGTACCATACTTTGCAATACCATATGGGTCTTGTGGTTTACAAGTCATATCTTCGGTGAAAGGAACTCTATCTTGTGTTCCATATCTGGCCATTGAAGAACAATGAACAAATTTAGGAACTCCGGATTGAATAGCCGCAGTTATAGCATTCACAGCAATTTGCGTTGTGTTCTGAACAATTAATGATGGAGAAAAAACCGAGAGGCCTTCATATGCTGTGCACGCTGTATGATATACAACATCACATCCGGCCATCATATTTTTTAATTTAGTAAAATCTATCAAATCTTCTTGGTAGAATTCTACTTCATCCGGAACATTATCTCGATATCCACCCAATAGATTATCAATACCCGCAACTTGATATCCTTTAGATAAAAATGCATCAGCCAAATGTGATCCTAAAAAACCGGCCACGCCAGTAATAAAAACTTTTTTTATTGCCATTTTGTTCCCTCAAAATCTAACCAATATGTTGTCATTTTGCCTTTTCCTTCTAGTAGATAAAATGGTAAAGTGTGAATTAATCCTCGACTGGATCCATAGTATAACAGGTCTTTAGGTCCTTTGTCAAGAGCCCAAGCGAAATGGCTTGAACCTGTATCGCCACCCACAAATATTTCAGCTGTTGTGATGTGGTAATAGTTTTGTACAAAATTAGTAGAATATCGCCAACCATCAAACGGACATCCTTCTGTAGGCTCACCTTTTTTACAAATTATTTTTTCGTAATCTTTATATTCTTCGGTAGAATATTTGGCGATAATCTGTTCATATACATTCTTTGGCCAGTTACGCCATTGATTGTAAGGAGCATCAAATAATGGAAATACTGCAATCTTCTTTTCCATTGGTGCATTGTTTGGTATTTTTATCAAGTCACCAGATATATCTCTGAAATCCCAAACATTGACTTTTCTCCAAGGTAATGATTGTTCACCCGGTTCTGTTGAAAAATAGTTAGTCATCTTCAACATTATCTCATAAAATGTTTGACAATGTGTGTCAGAGCTAACATTACCTGGCTTCAAGTGGAATTGAATTAGTGGATTGTTGTTAACTTTTCGTATGTGCTCTAATACATTAGCAACGCCAATCATGTCACCATTACGAACTGTACCAAAGGTGCCTGCTTCAATATTAATAATCATAATAGTGTTTGCAATTCATTTGCATGAACAAGTTTAGCTTTTCGATTCAAATAGAAATGTTTTTCAAATATTTGATTGATGTTCTTGCCATTATCCCACGATACATCATCACCAACTCTAAATTCTGGTTTCCAATCTTCTGCTTTCCAAACACAATATAAAGGAACATTACATAGGTCAGCGAGCATACCAACACCAGTAAAGTTTGTGATAAATGGCTTCTTTAAATTTTTAATAATGTAAGCATTCTCCAACATTGGCCGATTAAAATTAAGAAACTCACAATCTTTTAAATGTGATAGTATATGAGTTTCTCTGCGGTCATCAATATTACCCACCGCCCAGCGGTCACCAACATAATATGCATCTTTCACAGTAATATTATATTCTGGTGTTTTTACTGTGAAATCATCATCAACTTTAAATAACATTCTGTATTTGTCATTCAACCAATTTTCATAACGACAAGTTTCTATTGGTCTATTCGGATCTTTTTTATCCTCTCTAATTGGCCATGAACTTAAATTAATGACATCACCATACATAAACAATTCGTCATCAAAAGAAACATCAGTAAATAAATCTTGATAAAGTAAAAATTCTTTAATGCCATTAAATTTACGCATTTCACTTTTAATCACAAGATCAAATTTAGCAACATCTTTACTTATACCAGCCAAAACAGGCATGGCATTTAAAAAATCACCTAGATTAGAGGTACCACTAACAAATATTTTCATTCAGCAAATTCCTTAAAGGCAACAAACCAGTCCGATTTAGAAACTGGATGTAATTCAAACAATTCTGGTTTTTGTAGATAAGACATTAATAGTAATGTTTGGTCGTCATCAACTAAATCATTTTTAAGTAACTCATTTATGCTATGATACACCATTTTTTCTAGTGTTGGCCACATTTCTTTTCCTGCAACAATACACGGGCCTGTTACATGAACATCATTGTTAAAAATAACATCACTAATATATGTGTTGGGTGTCCACTCTTTAATATTGAAGAAATGTATTTTATTTTTATCAAAAGGATATTTCCATTTCTTAACACCATTGAGTGTTGATTCTTCTCGGCAATAACCAAAATCCATCCATGCAACAAGGTCGGTGGTAATTAAATTATTCTCAATTGCTTTTGAAATGAAAGAGGATTTCAATGCATTGACAATAACATAGTCAGCATTCCAATACTCTGGATTGCGATTTTCTTTAAGATTAATTTTACTTTGATATTCAGGATTTTTTTGTACCTTTGAAACTTTTTCTCTTAGTTCTTGAAAGTTATTTTCGAAATCAACTGTGAGTATATCGGTAACTCGGTCTTGCCTTAAAAATTTAATATCATTGACGAATTCTTTTGATGTGTATACAACCATAGGATTTTCTAATTTAGCCATGTGACCAAATCTTTGTAGGTATGTTTGATTTGTTCGATGTAGATAGTGTGGTAAACCTTTATCTGGTGTCCAGTCACCACGGCCAATATCAAAGAAGGCAGTTACAATCGTTATGTCGTTCATATCCAATAATATTTTTTATAGTTATTAACAATTTCTATTTTTTCTGGTTGTTCATTTACAAATTTATCATAATCATAACCATCGTTTTGATGGTGATGAGTATCTGTCATATAAGGATTTACTGAATAATTCTTACCGCATAAAAAATAATATACAACCATATAACAATCCATATAACCCAAAGGATTATATTTTATTTGAAACCAATCATGATTTTTTTTAAACCACTCAACCACTCTGTCATAATTGTTTAAGAAAGTTGAAACTTTAAATATAGAACCTCCACCACAACCATACTGATCAGTTAAAGGTTTCGTGCCAGAAAAAGATTCAATACTATCTATAATGAAATCAGGAATCACATTTCCAATACGAATATCGTGGCCTACCATTTCCCAATCATCTTCTATTGTAATTTGTTTTTTAATCCAAACATCATCTTCCATCATCATTATATGTGATGTGCCACATTTTTGGCAAGCTAGTTTAAATCTTTCTAACCACAATAATAATTTTTCTAAGTTATAACTAGGATATCCCACTTTGGTTCTAAAAGGATAGTAATCACAATTATTGTCGATTGCAATATCAGATAAATCATCTGCATTATCTGATCCCAAAAAGTAATAGGCATCAGGATAATATTTTCTCACATTCTCTACCATTTTTTCGGTAGACAATTTTTTACCAGCTGAAGCAAGATGACAGAAAGAAATATCAGGCATATCTCACCACAAACATAATAGAATCACTCATATTGGAAATTTCACGAGCATCAATAATCTCATACACCATATTATCAGGAACCAATTTAATATATTCTTCAGTCCATTCCATTTGTGCAATATCTTCAATAACAAATACTCCGCCAGGATTTAATTTGGACAAATAAATTGACAATGATTGTAAATGACTTTCTCTTGTATGTGGTCCGTCATCAATGATAATATCAAAGTTAGATAGTGTTTCAGCAAACTCTCTCCGATAACCATCAGCATAAGTTATATTGATTCTAGGAAATTTTGCACAATTTTCTTTTGCGCCAAAATCCATAGGATCTACACCGTATATTTGAGCTTTGGTGAAATACTCATGAAATACTGCAAGTCCGCCTCCACGATGAACTCCAATTTCCAATAATTTAATTTCTTTATCTCATTATTTTCTTTCAATGAGTGTCATGCCGTTATTGTTTGTTCTTCGTTCAACTAATTGCCATTCTGGATGTGTAAATAGAAATTCATCGATTGCGGGCCAAACTCCTCTTTCTCCGCCTTGTCCTCTATCACCAAATAATGTGGTATCGTGAAAGAAAATATATTTTTTAACTTTATGTGCATGTAATGCCAATTCCTGAACAACTTGTTCATATGAATGATAACTATCGACCAAAAGAACATCAGTAGGATCAATATTAGCTTCTAATGTACTCTGTACATGAAGTGTCACATTTCTTCCGCCAGCGATGGCCGATTTAAAATAAGCACCTGTTTCTGGATACACATTAATGTCATAACTGTGCATTTCAATATCTTGTCGTAAAAAACCTCTAGTACTTTGTGCATATCCTACACCAAACTCGGTTGCATGTTTACAACGAGAAGCTATTTGTGAAATCCAAGGCAGGTGTTCATGTATATCTGTATTTCTCACACAAGCTTCTTGGTATTCTTTTTCAAAATTCATTATTCGGTTCTAAAAGTAATTAAATCTTCTTGTTGGTATTTTTGTTTAATGTATTCTTTCCACACAGGCACTCGGTCATATTGATGTACGATTGCAAATGGCTCACCCAAAGATGTTTTAACAACACCATCTTCAAATTTTGGTTCTGGTTCTAATAGATGTGGTCTGAATGATTCAATTTTAGACGGATCAACGGTAGTACCAGCCTGACAAGCCCATCCATCCAGTTGTACAGCAAAACGAGTTATATCTTTAAATGGTTGTGTTTGAATCAAAACATTATATACAGCCTGGTCACAAATAGGAATAGGCCTGTTGATTGCATTAAATAAAATATTGAAAACCATATCTTTTACATATTCAGAAACGCCACCAATGGTTCCAACATTGTATATTTCGTTATTTTTGAACTGCTCATAAACATATGGTCCATAAGCTTGCATAAGATTCTCGTTACCCCATGGTTCATCTTTATATCTCATACCTTCAGAACCAGCAACCAATTTCTTACCTTTGAGGTTCAATTCTAACCATGTAATTGGATTTGTTTGAAAATAAACATCTTTGACATCTGTGGTGACCACATGATTATAATTTTGCCAAGTGTTTTTGAGAAAATCGTAGATTGAAAGAAATCGAGCCACATGAATTGGTGCTTTGATATCATGCATCTTAATGATGATGAAATTCCTTTTAACTAGTTCATCAATCGTTTCTTGTGAAGCATTACCAACAACCATGGCTTTGTCGCCAGTAAAACCACACTCATCAATTGATTCAACCCAAGGTTTTAATTGATTGTAGTTGTAATTAGTAAATGCACCTATGATTAGGCTTTTTTCCGCCATGGGTATTCTCCATTATATTTTTCATTCATTACTTTGTTACCATTCTCAAAGAATTCTGCATTGACAGAACCTTTACCACCATCTACTCTATAACACGTTGTATATTCTTTTGTACAATCAAATTTAGGAAAATGATGTGTTATTGCTTGTAGAAACACTCTATCTTGACCCCAACCACCGTGCCAAGCACTTGCAATTTTATTTGCTACTTCCGTTTTAATGAAATAACAATTAGTATCTATATGGTGCACTCCGTGATATGTTGGCCACTTACCTAATGATTCGCAATCATCAAAACAAACAAATTTACCTTCTTTATTATATATTTGTCGTAGGGAGTAACACCAATCCAAACTTCTTGTGTTGATTGTTTTAATACATTGTTCAATATGAGACCGATACAACCAATTATCTTGGTCGAGATATCCGACATATTCTGTATTGATTAGGTGTGTGAAGGCAGCATAGACACGGTGACCATAAAATCCATTGGCACCGACATTGATTGGTAAAGAACAAATGTGAACTCGTATATCATCAACAGTTGAACCTAATGATTCTATTGTTTTGTCCATGTGTTGGTCGCCATCAATAATAACATAACATTCTGTAGGATGACTTTGATTTAGGACAGATTCAACGGCAGTTTTTACCTCTGGTGATCCAGTGGTTGGTATAATCACGGTAGCGGACATAATTTAATCTCTTGTTAGTTTAAGTATCTTCTCTATTTGTTTTTCTATAATAGGTTTACGATTTGGCCAATATATGTATTCTTTTTCTCCGGTCGAATGTAACTTGGTGAGAAAAGGAACAATCAATTTTTCTACTTCTTTTAGTCGAGCTTTATAATCTTCTGCGGTCTCGGCCGTTTTATTGATAACAGAATTGTATTCTTCTTCCGATACGGCAGAAAAACCAAAATCATCTTCCATATCAAATTCTTGTGAGAGTTTATCAAAATCAATTAATGGCATATTTTACTTTGCAATTATAAATGGTCCAGCATCTTCGGAACGAGATGATGTGTATTGGTATATAACACGCACAAATTTATCTGCGTTATCACCCCTATTAAACCAAGAGATTAACATAGGAATTAATTTGTTTGTTACCTCAGCACTAAGTTCCGTTCTCGTTTCTTCGTACATCAACCTTATTGGATCTTTTTCTTTTTGTCCAGCAATTTGTTTCGGTTTTTTTCCACCAGAATATTTCTTAGTAAAATCTTTTAACTCTTTCTTAAATTTATCATTCGATGTTTTAAATTGTGATAACCATTTAGAGGCAAAGCTATTATCAACGAGAGAAAGAGCATCAGCAAAAACATATTGTGATGATAAAGATCCGTGTCTAGCTTCAGAATTTTTATCCATATTGTTTGCTTTCCATCCACCACTCTCATCGGTAACATGCAACATTTGAATATATTTTGTTTTATCTTGTGACATATACAGTTTCAAATCTCTGGCGTTTTTTCCACCAGGTTTTCTTGGTTGCCAATCACTTAATCCATATGACTTCACTCTTTCTATTTCTTTTAATTCGTTTGGTCGGCTAAAATTAACCTTATAAATTTTTACTTCTTGAGTTTGTTTTTTTAAAGATAGTGGTAGTAAATTTCCAGTTGAAATCATTGAGGCTATAAATGTATTCAATGTTGAGAATGTTAAACCTTGCTTTTTCATTACCAAATTTTGTATATCTTTTTTTGCTTTGGGTGAAGCAAAGTATATGTCGGCAGGAGACCATTTATTAATATCACCAAATAATAATTTTCTAGCCTGGCCACTCTCAACTAACATTTGATTAATTTTCTTTTGATCATCATTGGCTTCTTTGAATAATTCTTGAATATTATCCATAACCTCTTTGTCACCACGCACATAAAAAACAGATGACCATGAAGGTCTTTTTATTGTATTAAATTTATTTGATATGTCCTCTAAATCTTTTATGAGTTTCTTTGCAATCTTTAAAGAAGAAATATACCAACTATCATCTTTCATTAAAAAATCTTCAATTTCTTTTAAATTAGTTGTTCCAGAATCAACGTGTGTTTTAAACGCAACGCCAATTTTTGCTGTTGGATAATTTTCATCCCAAAATCTTTTAAATACTTTATATGTTGGATAAAGCTTTTCATCAAATATCTTTTCAACTTTGGCGGCTCCCACGAAATCGGCCATGGCACAAAACAATGCTTGTGCGGATTCTGCTTTTGAGGTATCGTCAGCCATTTTTACCTAATAATTTGAATATCTTTACCTGAAGTCCATACCTCAAGTTCGGTTCTTAATCTACCCTCAGATTTAAGGGTTTCGTATCTATTTATAGCTTTACTCCGCCACCATTCGATAACATTATTCAATTCATGTTTATGATAGTTTTCACCAGGTAAAAGTTTATCGGTTTTTAGGTTAACATAATCAACCATATTTTTAAAACCATAATCACCAACATAATATCTTTTCTTTTCTGTCAACGATTTAGCCTTCTCAATCGTTAAAGAGAATGCCTCTGCTTCAGGTGATCCCTTTAAAGCAGCTTTAGTGAGAGCAATAATCTTTGTGAATGTTCTCAACTTTCTACTGGTGGTACTTTCATCACCACCCAAAATATCTCCGACTTTACTTTCAACATATTGTTTTAAATCATTATATGATTGACCGTGCATCATTGGTACTATATCGGATTCGGTAAGACCTTTGTATCGAATATATGGTTTCATACCATCATATTGTGATACCTGTTTTGTCGAACCATATAAACTGGTTGTTTCGAACAAACAAAGATTCATACCATATTTTTTATTACAGATTTCTCTTACTGTATGACTGGTACAAATGCCAGCCATTAGTTTACCACCTAGGTAATTAAAACCAAATGGCTGAGATGGTACAATTACGAATCCCATCATAGCAGAGGCATTGAATCGCTTGGATGTTTCTGTGGTTTGCGAGAACACTTGTCCAAGCATCTCATTGCGTGGTCGCATATAGATTACAGGTGAACCTAACCGAATGAAACCTAGAATCTTTCCTGAGTTCTTTTCTCTGACTGCCAATTGTACATTTCTGCCAACTGGTGCTTTATTGATATGTGATGATGTAATGGAAAGTAATGTTTCCCATGTTTGACCTGGTATTTCTACCACTTCAATATCCATATCATTGGGGTGCATTGAAAAATCTGAAAACAAATCATCTTCAGGTGGAAATATTGATGTTGGTATTTGATCGAGAGATTTTATTTTTTCCTCTCGCATGTATTGTTCTATGTCATTATAATTATTAAAATAATCATGAAAGACCTTAGCACAATACAAACCATTTTCTCTGGAGATTATCATACTTTAAAACCACTAAATGATTTCTTTTGTTTTTCTTCTCTTGTACCAAATGTGTTCAAAGGCTTATCGTGGCCAGCATCTGCGATACCCATTTGTGCGGCCTGTTCAACATCATATAGTTTCATTTTGGATCTATCAACACCAAGAGTAAATCGTTTGTGGAATGTTGGATCATTATATCTATTCTTTAATTGTTTGACCATGATTTGGCCAAGTTCTTCTAGTTCTTCAGAAGAAATCAAAGCAAACATTAAATCTGCGGTGGCGGGAAGTCCGAACGATTCACTCGTATCCTCAAGACCCGGATCACTGGAAGTAAATCCTGAGCGGGTAGTTTGTGTAGCAGATACAATAGGAACATTATACTCAACAGCAAGGCCACGTAATTCTTCTGCAATTGCTTTAACGTAGGTGTAGGAATTAATATTCGCACCAGCCTTAATGCGAGCAGAACAACAAATATTGAGATAGTCAACGAATATAATGTCAGGTACAAAAGACCTCTTGAGATTGAGTTCATTTAATAGTGTCCTAAAATGAATAGTTGATGCCGAAGCAGTTGGATATTCTTTGATAATTAATTTGCCTGTGGTCTTTTCACGGACACGATTAACTTTTTTATCATACATATCTTTTGGTAACTCAATCAAATCATCAATGGTAACATTCAATAGATTGGCATCAATTCGTTCTGCAATCTTTTCTTCACTCATTTCCAAAGTGATGTAAAGAACATTTTTACCCTGAACCATGCACGAAGCAGCCACATGACACATAAAAAGAGATTTACCAACACCAGTCCCCGCCAAAGCAATGTTAAGCGTCTTAGCTGGTAAACCACCTTTTGTGATCTTGTTAAAGTAGTCGAGGTCGAATGGGATTCGTTCCTCTTTTCTATGATAGAATTCATATCGAGCATCTGAGTCCTGTAAGTAGTCATGGCCAACGGAGTTATCAAAGCTTACTGCTAAAGCGTCCGATAATATCTTGGGAATCTGACCTTTGTCGTGATTTTTATCTTTGCCATCGAGAATTGAAATAGACCCCAATACTGCGTTGTATATGGCCTTCTCTTGGCAGAACTTTTCGGTCTTGTCAACAAGCCATTGAACTTCGGTTTCTGCCGATTTATTCTTTTCAATTTCTGATAGATACTCCTCACATCTCTGAACTTCATCAGATGAAAGATTCCTCTTTTCTTTGATGGCAATACTAAGTGCTTCAATCGTTGCCGTGTTATTGTAAGTTTCCGTGAATGATGTAATTTCATTAAATAATGTTCTTTCTACACTATCACTAAAATATTCTAGCTTTAAAAATAGCTTCATCAATTATTTCCTGTTCAATATTACTGCCCATAATTTCCACAAGTAAGTCGCCAATATAATTTTTAAACTTCTCGTCTTTTTCCAATTTTCGTGGTTTATCTACTGTAGATTCTAACACATCATAAGCAAAAAGTAAATACACTTGATCATTTTCTTCTTTAAACTTTACCTTACCATATTTAAATACGGTGTCTTTATAGAATCCTTCCAAAAATTTAATGTGTACCGCAGTGCCATCATTTTTTGGATAAATGAAACAATAATCAATACCCTCAGTCATCTTTCACCTCAAATCTCTTTTCTTGTATGGTTTTTTCTTTCCATATTTTTCTAGGATTACCACACATTGTACATTCAGGATTGCCACAGTCCATTGCATGGTGTTTGGCAAATTTGTGTGGTTCATCTACCGGCACGCCATGCGATTTAGCAATCTTAGTTTGTTTTTTAATTTGATTTTGAGTTTTTTGAATACGCTTAGAATGTTTTAATTTAGCATCTTCATTACTCATTTTCGGTTCCATTCATGGTAACAACTTCATCAAATAAATTATCAATACCGCCTTGCATAATTTCACCAGCTGCAATTTGATATTTTTCTTTTACATAAGTTTGAAACTTTTTACTTTTTAAAACTGGCATCCAAAAATCGGATGTGTCGGTTTCTTTGATACGGTATTTTTTATCCTGAATAACACCATCATCATCTACTTTCGAGTACCATCCATTAGAAGGCTTAATAACAAATCCACCATCGAGTGCAATATCAAGTAGCCCACTCCAACGGCTAACGCCACCGTCAAAAGATACAGAAACGGGAATTTTTGATTTTTCTTTGACATATCGTGACTTCTCTACATTGATAATGAAATTATAACCAACAACTTCTGTGCCTTCTTTTTCTTGTTGACGACCAATAATAAAAATGTTATCAGCTGAATAATATGAACCTGTTCCACCACCAACAATATCTTTAGGAAACATACCAATTTCTTTATATGTGTGATTCACCACAATCATTGGGACATCTTTCATTGTGAGATGTGGTGTTACCATGCGAAATAAACTTTTAACTTGTTTGGCACGGGACATATCAGCAACCGATTTGCCTTCTAGAGCATCTTCAACTTCTTTCTTTGAAGCTAAATTACCAATCGAATCAATAACAATAATTAACCTATCACTCCTTTCGAGATTGGTTAACTGTTGCATGATATCAAACTTTAATTGTTCAATATCAGTAAGAGGTGTATGTAAAACTCTGTTGGTATCAATACCAAAGCTGTCAAAATAAGACTGAGGAGTACCAAACTCAGAATCGTAAAATAATAACGCTGCATCTTCATATTTGTCCAAATAACTTTTTGCCATTAATAAACTAAAGGCAGTTTTAAAATGTTTAGATGGGCCAGCCCACATTGTAAGACCTGGTGTTAGGCCTCCATCTAAACGACCAGAAAGTGCCACATTAATAATTGGCACCGATGTGGGTATCATATCTTTCTGTGTAAAGAATTTTGATTTAGAAAGAATTGCTGATTCTTTAATACTACTGTTTTTTTTAATCTTGTCAAGTATGCTCATAATTTTCCTTTTTAAAAATCACCACCATCTAATTTTGTTGTCGTGTTCGCTTTTTCTCTGAAAGCAAATTCATCTTCATAATCATACTTAGGTTCTAATTTCTTTGGTTGTTCTGCTGTCGGTGTAACATTGTGGTGTTCTTCATAAACTCCGGGTACAACATGAACTGTTAACGGAGGAATTGTTTCACCGGTCACTTCATCTATTATAATTGGTTGTTCTTCTATTTTAGTGATGTTTTCTTTTGGTATTTCAATTTTATCATTTGCAACTTCTACATTTTGTGTTGGTATATTTGGTACTATTTTAATAATTTCATTTTCTTTATTGACAACCACTTTACTTCTTTGTTGTAATGACATATTTGCTGCTATCAATAATAACACAGCTAAAGGGTCAAATACAACCATTATCAGCAATATTACCAAACGAACTGCTTTATCAATACCATTGGCATCTTCGGTGCCATATACCATGTCACCAATATACTTAATGGGACCAACTTCGGCAATTAATTTATTTTCTTCTTTAAGAAGTGGTAATTTTCTTTTGTTGATATCTGCCAGTTCTTTTTGTGTTTGTTGAATTTGCCTATCAACATTGGCTGAAGCTGTTTCTGGATTACCAGCACGCTTCAGTAAATAATCTAAACGCTCTTTAGCAATTTTCTCTTGTTGATTGAGTGTCCGAATTTCAACAGAATTCACACCGGCTTCCATTGTGGAATCTATGTGAGCTTTAGACAAAAATCCAAAAATACCCATGCTTGTGATTATCATTAATATGACAACAGAGGATGTCAAATAAGATTTTAATAAAAGTGGGCAGGTTTTCCAATTACGATATAACCATGATGCAGTAACTAATTTACTCATTTCAAGAACCGAGCCCATGAAAACGATTGGCCAAAATGCGCCTGTGAAGATTGCAGCTAAACCAATAATAGAATAGTAAGCTGCAATACCTGATAGTAGTAGTGCCGATAATAATGTCAGTATGATTAGTATCATGAGAAGAAATCCTCTATCGAACTTGTTTTTTCTGTTTTCCAACCCATACAATCCAAAATTACTCTGATCGGATCTAAAAATGCTTTGTCGTATTGCATATCATAATCAATATACTCTTGTAATTCAAACTCTTTTGGTAGGCGAGATGGATATGAAATGACAGTATCTTTAAATGGGTTTGGCATTTTTAGGTAAGTAAACTTAACTTTTTCGCCTTCTTGTATGAGTGGATATTTTTTGGTTAGATTCTTTTGTTTTAGATTATGATTATAAAGAATAGCACCTTTAACATGAATTGGTGTTCCTTTTTTATATAAAGTTAAATCATCAGAATAAGTATTTAGACCATTAAGTCCACGAGGAAAAGATATTTCTTCTACGGGTAAAGTTTTAAATTCTTTTCTAAAATCCTCAATGAATTTGTGGATGTCATTCTCTGTGCCACTCACCATTAGTTGAATTGCTTGTTTCATTTTCTCACGAATGGCAGATGGCGTAGATGACTTAATCATTTCAAGACCCATAACTTTCATCTGTGGTTCTTTATATTGAACACCCTCATTATTGTATATGTTAAGGATGTATCGTTTTTTGGCTGTCCAGATACCTTTGTTGGATAGGCCTTCTCGTTTCATTTCCATTTTTTGCTGATACGCATGAACATATTCAGCCAGTTCTTGATATGACTTATCAATATATGGTTGAATCTTTTCCTCACAGATTTTATCCATGAGTGTTATAACTTTTTGTTTATCCGTGGTATCTTTAACAAATTTATTAACGAGTTCACCCATGCGGAGGTAAATCGAATCGGTATCAGAAGCAATAACATAATCGACATCTTTTGTGTCAAGTATCTTATTCATCCACTCATTAATTTTATTTTCAATCCAACGAATACTCAACTGACCAGCAGTAGTAACACCAAGGGCCATACGTAAATCATAAAAACGGAAATACTGAGAACCCAAAGCACCGTAAGCGGAGTTTAGAGAGACCTTTTTGGCCAACTGAATGTTATTGTATTTGGCAATTCGTTTTTCAATTTCATAGAGTTTGCTTGGGTCTTTTTCATTTTCATATTCCTGTTTTGCAGCCAACATCATCTTTTTAAATTTACTCCTATCTGTATACATTTCTTCCATCATCTTAGGTAAGAACCCCTGAATATCAGTACGGAAGAATTGGCCATTAGGTGTTAATGTTGCATTTTCTAATTTTGTTGTATCGATTCGTTTTTTCAAAAGCCTATCAACAGAAACGCCTTGTTCTAATACACCACGCATTTCATTTGTATAGTTTTCTGGTTCAATCAATGTTTCTGGTGAAATATTATATTGCATCATCAAATGTGGATACAAAGAGTTCAAATCAAACGAAGCAACCCAATCATGTAGACCAACTTGTGGCACTTTAACATAGGCGCCTTCAAACGCTGCATCTTTATCTTTAATCACTCGTGGTGGAACAATGATATCTTTATCACGCAGATAAGAGTATGTCAGAGCGTCCCACATACGAGTTTGTGCAAACACATCTTCAAAGTTTGATTTGGTGTCGTATGCAAGAGTTACTGCCAACTCAAGCAGTTTTAATTTATCTTCAAGTTTGATAATGAGTTCAACGTCTTTAATGTTATACTCAATAAATTTTTGATAGTTCAATCGATACAGAGTGTGAAGATTATCATATTCCTCATAGGCAATCTTACCTTCACCAAGTTCTACTTGTGCAATATTATCCAAACGATAAGACTCTTGTGACTTGCCGCCAGGTGCGTACCATTTGTATAGTTCGATATAATCAAGTGAAGAAACACCAACAAGAGTATAATCAATCAATTGCCGATTGTTTACATATGCTTTGCGTTCTGTGATGTAATTCCATGGTGATAGTTTCTTGGCTTCATCATCACCTAGAATTTTACGAAAACGATTAATGAGATATGGTATATCAAAGAATTTTGTATTCCAGCCAGTAATGATGTCTGGATATTTGTCTTTCCAAAACTCAAGAAATTTTTTACAGAGATTATATTCATCTTTGCATCGAATATAAATTTCACCTTCTTCAACTTGGTATTCACCACAACCAAATACAATTGGTTTGCCATTGAGAAATTTTAAACAGATTGCTCCATACCTTGATGTTGGTCAGCAATGAAAGCATATTCAAATCGAGTTTGACCATAAATTTTTGGTGCACCAGAAACACCTTCAAATTGTTTGATGTATTCTCTGGCGGCTTTGATTGATACTAGTTTTTTTTCTTCAAGATAATCACCTTCCAAATTTGTGAAGTTGGTGATTCGTTTAGATGGGAAAAACAAAGACGGAGCATATTCAACTCTTGTCTTTATTTTTTTACCGTTTTGAATGCCACGATAGAGTATAGTACCACCGATACTCTGAACATTAGTATAGAATGAACTCATTAACCTGTAATTAGTGTTTTGGTTGAAGGTACCACAAGGCCAGAACCAAAAATTGAATTATAATTATTGATAAAGTCTTGTGCCGGAACATAGGAGTATACTATATTCTTCTTGTTCAAGGCAACCGTGGCACCAGTCTTTTGTTCGGCATGAATGGGAAATGGTGCAAATCCAACATTAGGTTGGCCATCTTTACCACGAACAATGGCGATACCAACTGGATTTTCAATAACAAATTCTGTTTCTGATTCTGATTCAATTTCACCAAGAATTTCTTCTCCGGTAACAAGTTTTAGTGCTAATATTTTCATTTAGTATCTCCGAAGCATAAATAAGTATGTAGTTGAATTGAAATTATATCTGATTTATCACTCCATGTCAACCTGACATTCGGTATTCTTTATTATCTCCACCAATACAACCAAAAGAAATCAAATGTCTGACCCTATTGTTGCCGGCGCTCAGAGTGCCGTTAATACACTCAAAGCTGCTCAAGGAGCTAGTAAACAATTAAGCTCTGTAATTATCGATCAACAAGCGGATATGGAAAAAGCTGTTCAACAACAGCATGTTCAAAGATTGAAGGCCAAAGCTGAACAAGAATATTTGGCCACATTGGCTGAGTTTAGAGCCTACGAAAAATATCAAAAAGAAAAAGCTCACCAATTAAAAATTGATCAGTTGAAACTGGAAGCCATTAAAAAATATGGTAAAAATGCTTGGGCTGAAATTGAAGCAACCAAAGCAAAAATGGAAAAAGATAGAGCTGATGAATTAAAATACATGGACAAAGACAGACAAAAACAAGCTCAAGTTTTTTGGTGGTGCCTAACAGCGGCTGCTTTAGTAACATATTTTTTTAGACTATATAAGTTATAAATGAATATGCAACCAATAGTTTTTGTACTTGTTCTCATATTCTGTTTATGTTTAATGGTAATTGAATCGGGAGTGGTTAAATAGTTAAATAACAAATTGAGATGGAGGTATTATGAATAAATTACCGCAACTAATATTTGCGATTGTATTGATTGGTAGTTTGACTCTTATGGCACTAGAAGCTATATCTAAAATGTCCTAAATAAGTAATGTCAATAATAATTCATCCAATAGATTTTTGGGTATATCTTATGCTCAATTATTGGTTTCTTCCACACACACTTCTAAAACACACAACTAAGCGTTAAATGAAGAACCACATCCACAAGTAGATTTGGCATTTGGGTTACTAATTACAAATTGTGAGTTGAATTTTTCTTCTTTATAGTCTAGTGTTGCACCTTGAAGATATTGAGATGATATCATATCAACAATTACTTTGACACCTTCATTTTCAAATACAAAATCATCTTCTGCAATTTCTACGAACTTTATTAATTGCACTTGCAGTTATCGTTAACATTTTTTCCTTTGTAATTGTTTATTGCTGCCTTAATAGCGTCTTCCGCAAGGATTGAACAATGAATCTTAACTGGCGGAAGGGCTAGCTCTTCGGCAATTTTGGAGTTTTTGATTGCTCCTGCTTGGTCGAGAGTTTTTCCTTTGACCCATTCCGTGACGAGCGAACTACTTGCAATAGCCGATCCGCAGCCATACGTTTTAAATTTTGCATCTGTAATAATACCTGTATCATGGTCAACCTTTATTTGTAATTTCATTACATCACCACAAGCTGGTGCACCAACCATACCAGTACCAACATTAATGTCGGCCGAGTCCAATTTACCCACATTGCGTGGGTTTTCATAGTGGTCTATAACTTTATCTGAGTATGCCATTTATTATTTATGTTGTTTTTCTATACGTTTAAATTCTTCATCTTCAGCAATTGCATCATCAATATCTTTTGGTTCAGGAGGTTGTGCACCAGTGCATGAACCTCCATTATTAAACCATAACTCTAAAGCTTGTTGACGATACTTCTCTAAATCGGATGTCATCTACCTCTACCTGCCTTTCGCATTACAGTCATCTTAGGAACAAATGTTTGTTTTGGTTTTGGTGTTGATGGAGTTTTTGGTTTAGGAATAGTGTGAATCTCAATTGGTGGAACTCCACCTTTGGTTTTTGGTTGTGTCATAATATCTCCTTATTGGTTGCGGGGGAAGGAATCGAACCTACGGCCCCTGGATTATGAGTCCAATGCTCTACCTCTGAGCTACCCCGCTATAATTATATATATCAAAAACTAAAATTACTTTTTTGAATCTTGAGAATGGCAAAAAAATTTTCGGAGGCTCCGAACATCCAACCATTTTTCAAAATATTATGGTAAAATCTTCTCTTTCTGGACAATTTGGCATGTCTAAAGAATTTGGAAAATTAATATGTTTTTTTAATTTTATATTATCTGATGAAGTAAAAGACAATTCAACAACTGAAGGTATATATTGATTTTCATCAATTTGTATATAAGAATAATTGTTTATATGTACATGAACTAATTTTTGATCCAATTTACTAATAAAATTAGCCATTTCATTCAAGTTAAAATTATCTTGTATATCATGAAATTCAATCACAATACCAGAAAACAATTTTGTGTGTGTGAGTATATTGTCTAAAATCTTATATTCAGAACCTTCAATATCACACTTTAAAAAAATATTTTTACCTTTATTTTCTAAAACAGATTCAAAAGTGATTTCATCGGATGTATTATTTTTACCTATGTTTTTCGTTATGTGTTGTTTTGTACCAGTAAAAAATTCTTTATGAGATTCATATAATCCTTTATCTTTTAACATAACATCATTTACGGAATTATCATAACCAAATAAAGGACAATCTTTAATTTTAAGAAATTGATCCTCAAAAGACCAGTCATCATTGATGCCAAAGGATAATAAACATTCACTTTTCAATATATCATTTTTATTTAAAAGATAACCACCATCGTTATTTTTACCAACTCTAACAAGGTCGGAACAGTAATAAGGCTGTAGTAATCTAGGAAGTGTTATTGTTTTCATATTACCATTCACCAGACCAATGTTTTATATTGGCCTCAGCATAAAATTGTTTTTTTAATTTTTCCCAATCCATGTCACCATCACCTTTATAAATTATTGTATCGTGTGGTGGATGTTCTTTGTATGTTTTAATAAACGGAATTTGTTCCATATATTTACGCATCTCAGCAAACTTTTCGACACCAGGATCCGTGTTAATCATTTCACCAAATAATACTGTTGTTACGGCGTGCATGTATGTTTGTGGACCTAAAAAGAAAACATTCTTATGTCCTTCATACCGCCTCTGTAATATCAATTCAATTGTTTTTGCTTGAATTGGATTTTTAGGTTCAGTCAACATAAAGTCTTGTGAGAAATCCCATTCTAAACAAGTTGGTAACACACACTTTATACCATCTGTTATAATTTCTGAGAATGGTATATTACAAAAACGGTCAATGTCCATGTAAAGACCACCTTCATTATATAATTTAAAGAGCCTCCATAGATCAGTTTTTTCAACTATATGTATATCTTTAATTAAATTATAATCTCTTTTATTTAAAACATTTTTTAGATATTCATCTACATCATTATCATCATGTACTGTAACAGTCCAGTCAGGATTCAAATCAATTAGTTTGCGCAAACCATTGACAATGAGTGGTGATTTACTGTCGACCACATCTTTAGTCTTCCAAGCAACGTGTGCAATTTTAGGTATGGAACTCATTATAAATACATGTATGAATAAAAATCTATATGATATCTTAGGCGTTTCTAAAAATGCAACATTTGAAGAAATTAAAGCCAAATACAAATCTCTTGCTCAACAACATCATCCAGATAAAGGTGGCGATCCTGAAATATTCAAGGAAATAAAAAACGCCTATGAAGTTTTAAGTGATCCTGTTAACAGGAAAAAATACGACACCACAGGCCACTACGAATCTGGTACAAGTCTCCGTGATCAAGCTCTAGAACAACTTAGTCGGTTATTTTTCAATTTACTTTCGAACATTAATCCTGATCTTGATGATTTAATACTAATTATGAAAAATGAAAGCAGACGAGAAAAAGAAAACATTAATGGTAATATCAATGCTTGTAATGCACAAATGTTTAAATTAAAAAAAATAATCAATAAAATTAAAAAGAAAAAAGATGATGGTGAAAATTTGTTAAAAATGTTTGCTGAAAACAAATTAAAAATGCATCAAAATGAGTTACAAAATTTTGTTAGGCAAATACAAATAGTTGATAGTGTAATTGAAATACTGGAAGAATACCAATATGGTGATGTGTCAATTTTACTCGAATCATTTGTAAATCCTGAATCTGTTCCTCATAACAATTAATGGTGCCCCAACCATGACTCGAACACGGGACCTACTGATTACAAATCAGTTGCTCTACCAACTGAGCTATTAGGGCTCTTTTTTGCAACTGCCATGACAACTGCCATGATATAGTCCTTAAAGAATTTGGAGCGGTGGTCTAGATTCGCACTAGATGAGTAAGTTGGACACCTACTCTGGTTCTATACCCCGACCGCATATGTAATACTATAACATTATATAGTGTGATTGTCAACACTTATTTGTGGTATATTTAACCATGCTATTGGTTCTGGCTTGAGTGGTGCATCCGGATTACGAATATCACTAAACACTTCCCACAATTTTTCTTTGATAGCAAATTTGGTAAACAATCCTGTTGATAATCCAAAAGCTTCAATTTCCCATGGCTCATCATAGTAATTTAAGTTTTCTGTAATTTTTTGGCCTCTCCAACGAGTGCCATATTCATTCATTTCATTATAGGCATATTGTTTAACATGAATCATTTCATGTGCTAATGTTTCTAGTATATCATGTGAACCTATAACCGGATTCAATTCTATTTGAAATTCTCTAGGTTTATTGCTTTCGTTGTAGTTCAATACATCAGCATAACCCAAAACATCAAGTTTAGAGTTAAATTTAATCCGAACACATATATTTTCTAACATCTTAGGTGTCATCAATTGTTCAGCATAAAAAATAGCTGCACGTTTAACAAATGGTCGAAAACGTTTTTTATCGGGACATCCGATTATACTGAGTTGCATCTGAGGTTTCTCCTGTGAAAACCAACTAACACTTCTCAAATATTTAGGTACTATCTACTTTTCACCAGGTGAAATTTGTTCTACTGGTATACCACATTTATTTAAGAAGTCTATGCCGATGGTATCTCGATACGAATTACGGTAATATACCTTTTTAATACCAGCGGTATAGACTTGTTTTGCACAATGAATACATGGAGCATGTGTCAGGAACATGGTGGAACCATCTCCAGATTCACTACTTTTGGCCAGTTTGGCGATGGCATTAGCTTCTGCATGGATGACTTCATCCTTGGTTTTGGTGATAGTTCCACCATCTTCTAGGTATTCTACCACCTCTTCACATTCATTGGTCCAGCCTGCAGGCATGCCATTGTAACCAATTGATATAATCCTATCATCTTTGACGATAATAGCACCAACCTGTAATCGTTTTGCGGACGATAACTTGGCAAATCTTTCTGCCACATCCATATAAGCGTTAATAAATTTTTGTTTCATAGTTTTGGTGGGCCTTGTAGGACTCGAACCTACGACCAAAGGATTATGAGTCCTCTGCTCTAACCAACTGAGCTAAAGGCCCCTTTGGTTACCAACTCCCGTCATCAATCCATACACGAATTGTTATTGGTAAAAATTCAATAATATAAGAAGTTGTTACTTCCCAAGCATCATTCTCACTACCTTTACTAAAATCAATTCTCCAATGAAATGGATTTAATTTTAGTGTAATATTACATCCAGAATATTTTAACCAATTCATTTTAAAATTTCTGCAATAGGTTCATTAATGTTAAATTGACTACGGATATATTTGTCTTTTAACATTTCTGGAATAATTGTATGTGGTTCTTCTAACATAAACGGACAAGGACCTCCCCATTTATTATGGGCCAAAAACGATTTAAATATTTCCAAATCTTTTTTATCTTTTGGATCAAAAGTTCTTTTTTGATTTTTCGTCAATTGGTAATTTGTAAGAATTGTCATTTTACATATTCCATACTATCTTTTTTCATATAATGAACTATCTGATTCTTTTTTGAATCAGGTACTTCTCTAACAACAGCAATAAATTTTTCGCCATCGATTTCTTCGATTGGCCAATTGGAATATGTATAGAAGATATCCGTACCATTTCTAGCACGAACTTTTTTGAGAATTGATTTCACTTTTTTCATAATATGTACCATTATAACATAGAATAGGGGGTCTGTCAAGAGCCCCCTACATGTTTACCGACTTTTTGGATAATTCAACTGATCCCATTCCTCATCGGTTACGGGCCACCAGTTCATCATATACTCTTTTCTTTGATGGTAATTCTTTTAATGGTGTCTTGAGCCTGCACAAGGTTTTCTAACCACACACGCAACATACCATTTACCATTTCGGCTTGACCGATTTCAATCTTGTCAGCCAATGTAAATGAACGTGAAAAATTACGATTAGCGATTCCTTTAAAGAGGAAATTTTCTTCTTCTTTAAGTTCATCTTCTTTTGCAGAGCCTTTGATGACCAATTTATTACCTTCAAGAGTTACTTCAATATCAGACTTGGCGAAACCAGCAACTGCCAATTCAATGACATACTTGTTTTTGCTTACTTGTTTGATATTGTATGGGGGATACGATGATACATTCTTGGTTACATTTTTGGTTACTTCTTCAATGTCTTTGAAGAATTTATCGTAGCCAACGGTGAATGGATCCAACGTTTTGTGAAAGTCAAATAGACTTGGTATACCACTTGGTAATAGACTTGTAGTCATGTTTATGTGCTCCTTAGTTAAGCGAGTTAATCAAAATTATAGGCCCCTGAGGCACCTACATCCATATTTATAACACATTTTAATTCAAATGTCAATACTTTTGATATTAAAAATTATCTTTTTTAACTTTATTACCAATATTATATTTTGGTATTAATTGCCATTCACTCTTTTCTTTGTGTGAAAGGATCTTGATTTGTGATAGAAATATTGGTTCTGGTGTTTGTGTGGATTTTTTATCTACCAAAGTTGTTAGACCCCAATCTTCCAATAAATTAGCAATTGCGTTTCTACGGGAAAGGTCATTCTCACTAATATCGGTTGGTTTGCCATCTAAAGCAAACAATTCTTTAAAATGCACAATGTAATATCTACCTTGCTTGTGTAAAATGTGGCAAGATTGATATAGTATTTTTTCTTTTTTGGAAGCGACTCCAATACGGGTGAGTGTTTCTCTGACTTTTAGGAAATCATCTTGTTGATTCAAAGTCACTTCAACTAAATCAGTAATGTTAATCATATTCCGCCTTTGTCTGTTTTTCTTTTTATTTCAGCGATCTGTTCATCAGTAAGAAGTCGTAAAGCCTCTTTGGCTTTCTCATTGGAATAACCAAAATATATCTTTATACATTCTATATTCTTGTCGACCTCTGATTTCTGCCACGGTTGGAATTTCCGTTTCATTGGTCTGATGGTATTTAGAAGATATTGATATTGAAGGTCTTTTTCTAAACTTGGGTGTTTGTTGAGTTCGTTGACATATAAAACACAGTCCATGTGATAGGACAAGGCTCGGTTGATGATATATGAGTTATAATCTTTATAATCCAACTCATCACGAAATACGTTTTTTTTCTTCTCCAGTATAGATGGTATAATTTCTTTAAATAAATCTGGCATCTTAATACTCCGATACCGTATACTTCATCATTTCTGTCAATGTGTCATCATCAACTTTTTGAATAGGAGTAACTGATTCTTGTTCGATGTCAATCAAAACCATATCACGACCATCTTTGGTGTAATAGTTTCTTGTTTTGAATGTTTTTGGATCAACTTTAAATAACCAACCAGCATACTTATAATTATGGCGAGCTGCTGGTACCGTGACAAAATATAATTCATCTACGCCACGACATTTGCGTAATTGATTTGGTTTGATTGTGATTGCTTTTTCTTTGATAAAAGGCACTTGTGTTTTTACTTCAATTGTTTTACCATCACCCATCAAATCTTTTTTACTATCGAAATGATTGAGTGCTTGCTCAACAACAACACCTTTTTTGGACAAATAGTTACTAACATATTTCTCACCCATACGGCCGAGAATATCCATCATCTGTGAACGGTCCATAATTTCTCCTATTTAAAGGAACAATCAACCATGATTTCTGTTAAACAGGCTATCATATTGATTTCGTGGTCAGCCACAAAGGCGGATTGATATTGATACTTGGCGAGAATCAAAACTAGTTGTGGTACTGAATCTGGAGTTAATTCTTCGTATAAAGAATCATACAGTTTTCGATACACTTTGATCGGATCATTATCTAAATTGTTAGTGACCCATTTACGAGCAGATGAGAAATCTTTTTCTTTGAGAGCTTTGATTAAAACTTCGAGTTGAATATCAGCAACATTAGAGAGGATACCAGAATCAATGGTACCAGATACCGAGTATCGTTGCAATTCATTAAGAATTCTACGATGGTCTGGAAAATGTTTTGTAATGACTGCCGCAACGACATCTTTTGAATATTTGATTCCTTCTTGTAAAAGGATGTTTTCAACCCGCTTAAAAAATTGTGACGCCAGTTTTGGTTTAGAACCGTTGATTTTAAAATCGATAACGGAGCAACGAGAATGAATCGGATCGATAATACGATTTTTGAAATTACAGGTGAAGATGAATGAGCAGTTTGATGCAAATTCTTCAATGGCTCCCCGTAAAGCAGGTTGAGTTGAATTAGGGTTGAGATAATCAGCCTCATCAATGATGACAACTTTTCTGCCGCCCATGAGCGACATTGAAGAAGCATAATTTTTGATTTTGTTACGCAGGACATCAATGCCAGACTCATCAGAGCCATTGATGATAATGTAATCGCAACCAATCTCATTACACAATGCTTTAGCAACTGTTGTTTTTCCGACACCTGCCGTACCAGATAAAAGAAGATTTGGTATTTCTTTTCTCTTAACGTACTCCTGAAAAGTTTCCTTGATTGCATCCGGAAGAATACATTCTTCAATTGTTTTTGGTCGATACTTCTCGACCCATAATAAATGTTCCATTCAAAACTCCCATAATATAATATACAACAACTACAATTATTGCAATTCACCTTGAAGCATACCAACAACTTCAATAAAGCTCATATCAACCACCACATTACCTGTGGTGGTATTAATAACAGTAAATTCACCTTCTTCAGTTTTTGAAATAAACACCACAACAACAAAATTAGGATTTACGGCAATAGTTTGTTTTGTTTGTGCATCTCTAAAATTTAATAACATCTTACTCTCCAAATTTAGAATATTTGGCTTCAGTTGCAACAAAATACTGAATAGCTTGATTCTTATTTTTAAATAAAGAAAGACCTTTGGATGAAATTTCTACATCGTAGGAACCAGGAATCATTTTTAAATTTTCAGTTAAGAAAACCATTTTAAATTTTTGGCCATTGCCAGCCGCAACTTGAATTGTATTGGTATCGGCCGATGAATCTTTGACATCACAACTTGTCAAATTAATATCGCCACCATCAGATTCCACGACTAGGTTAGGCGACTGTAACACATTCGTGATTTTAATAATAGAATCAAAATCATCTTTGGTAAGAGCGAAAGTGATATCAACTGATGGTAGTGTCAATTCTTTATCGGGTGGAATCAAGATGCTTTCTTTTTCCGTTTTGCGGTACTTGGTTTTATTACGGCCAAAGTTAAAGATAATATTGATATCATCAAAATCAATATCTGTATCTTTGCCAATTGAATGAATCGTCAAAAACTTATTTAAATCATACACACAAAAATCTTGTGGAAAAGAATCTTTCAATGTGGCTTCTGCCAAAACATTTTTTCCGGTAGAAATTGTTTTGATTTTATTGCCAGCTTTGAATTGAATGCCGGAATTTAATTTTGCAAAGTTTTGTAATACTGTTAGTGTTTCACTTGATAACTTCATTGTTTTCTCCATTATAAAAATTACTGCTTCGAATATATTGTATCATGTTCATACAGAAACATCAAGCAGCACATTGCGTGTGCCAAGTGATGTTTACCAGATTCGGGATCATTAATTTCTCCTTCTTTCCAAGCCCACAAATGCCGTTGCATTGCATCAAAATACCTACGCTTAGAATCTGGTACATACTTCCAATTATCTGGTTCATATTTCTCTGCACCAAACGTAAGTATTTCAACCGTTGCTTTTAGTGCTGCTGGCGGTAATAATCCATATTGTAATTTACCGCCATCAAATTTTCGGCCACCAGTGGTTGCATTTTGTGAAGCTCTTACTTCATCAACAATCTTATAACCAAAAGGACCACTCATATCACTCATTACATTTCTCCAACAAAATTAGCCACAGCTGGCATATCTCCTTGAAAATGATATGTGCCAATATGCGAGGTTTTCATCCAAGGACATAAATGAATTGTACCACCAATCTTACGCCACATTTGGCAGAACATATAATCTTCTGACAAGTAACGATCAGAACCACCGCCAACAATGCTGTCTTTTGTATCAATAACTGTATCAAAGAAAGCGTGAATGTATCGTGTACCATCAAAGTGTGCTTGGCCAACATGGTCTGGTTTGTAACGAATCATTGGATATGCTTCTTCCATTTTTTTAAACACATCACGTTTAATCATCATAAAACCTGTGCCAATTTCTAACACTTCTAATGGTTCTGTAACGCTAAATTGTGCTGTGCCTTTTACTGGATTAAAAACATAATCACCAGTGAGTTTTTCTAATGTTTGTGCATCAATATCTGGATTCTTTACTACAGCAGTTTTGACTGATTTCCATTTGATTGCTTTTTTAGGATAAGGACCACCAGAAACATCTTTGTCCATGGCCAATAAGGCAATTACATCTTGTGGATTAAAGTGAATATCTGAATCAATAAACAGCATATGAGTACATTCAGAACGATGAATATATTCATCCACCAAATAATTTCTTGCACGAGTAATTAACGATTCATTGAAAAGAAATGAAAATTTCACTTGCACTCCATATTGCATACAAAGACCTTGCAAATCTAAACAAGCTTTCATGTATAGACCATGATTCATACCACCATACATTGGCGTGGCCACGAACAGGCTTTTCTTTTGTAATTCTTCTTTTTTAATTGAAATTTCCATTTGTTCTCCGAAAATAAAAAAAGAGGAGTTCGTTAATGATACTCCTCTATAACCGATAGCTTAGTTAAAACTATAACCAGCAGATAATGCTGCACGAACCATAGCTTTGGTTGGTTTACCAATGCGATAGGCACGAACCTTTGTGCCATCACCACGGCGAACTGTGTTGGTGTAAATGCAGTGACCTTCTTGACGTAACTCATCAACACGAGCAGACACGTTTTGAATACCAAAACGAGCACGAGCTTGTGCTACAGTTAGGGTGTTGTAACCTTCAGATTTACTCAAGAAATTGAGGATCTTTTGTTTGGCTGATAATTGCTTCTTCATATAAAACTCCATAGTAAGTTAATAAAATAACCTTGCTTATTGCAAGTTCTCACATCATAACATTATATATGTGTGTGTGTCAAGTATAATGATGGTATACTTGTTTATCTGCCAACTTGTGGCAAATACTTGGCCTTGGTTTTTTCCCAAGATAAATCAATTAAATCGTCATAGAAAAGTGTTTCATATGAAACCTTGTTTTTCTTTTGTAGTTGCCGAATACGACCTTTGGCATATTTGGTTTTCCAAATATTACTCAAAGCTTCTTCACTGGTATCAAATGATTTCACCAGTTCATCTTCTGTAATCTCCTTACGGAGAAATTCATTAGTATTATTATAGAGAGGACTAAAATAGATGCCTCTCTGATGTTCAGTACGAATCAATTCTTTTGGTATCTGTAACTTAGAATAAGCAAAGTTTAATGAACGATTCTTGTGGTCACGTTTAAGTGGCAATCCTTGAGTGTTCTTGGCTTCCCACCATTCAAAATATTTACGAGTATGATTTTCTTTAATCCAATCAAATACAATTCTTTTGGTTGCTCTTGATGGTTCAAAGGCAACTGAACCTGATGAAAACCCCATTGGATTCCAATGTTCAAGTCCATCATACTGTGATAATCCGCCGGCTTTTGTTTTACCATACAATGATGTTGTGGTAACTCCAGCAAGAACATCACCATACTGTCGCTTCCAATCTTTCTGAACTGTATCAGATAAACACATCAATGCCAGTAATTTGCCACCCATGTAATTAAAACCAAGTGGTTGTAACGGAACGATGGTGGATCCAATTGCCGTATGATTAATCATATGTTGCTGTGTCTTAACATCTCTCGACCATCCGATTGCATTATCTCTCGGAGTCAAGTCCAGAAAGTCTGAGGAGATACAGATAACACCAAGATATTTGCCTGATACTTTATCGGTAAGAATGTAAAATAGATTACGACCAATGTTAGAATTGTTCTTCATTGTGGAAGAAAAGGTACGAATGGCATTCCATCTCTCTGCTTCAGGTCCATTTGAAAGAACCATAATTGGTTGTAACTTTTCATAATCATCCGGATCTTTTGGTGTCCAGAAATTGGCTTTAACTTCGTTAATCATATCTCTTTGGCTAGGATCAACCATTTGCATTTCTTGACCCCACAAAGTGGAAACTTCGTGTTGTGGATATCGTTCTTTTACTTCACACCATTTTTGATATAAAGTATACTCACGTACATCCATTTGAGAGGCATATGTTAAGTCCTCAATTAGGACTTTCTTCATTACATCTTCATCAATGTGTTCAAATTTTTCAGCAGGATTTTTTTCTTGCCAAGTTTGCCATTGCTCTTCTACATATTCAATAGGAGTTGCCATTATTTCATTTTCATCTTTTTCATTAATTTACTTCTTTTTTGTAAACCAGATTGCAATGCCATTGGTTTAGTTTTACTAGTATACACTATTCCATTCATGTGGTCAAGCTCATGTTGAAAACAACGAGCAGATATGCCAGAAAAAGTGGCACCTTTCCATTCTCCATTAAAATCTTGGTAACGAACTCCTATTTCTGCCGGACGAGTAATTCTTAAACCTAATAATGGAAAAGAAAGGCAACCTTCAATCATGTGGTTTTCTTCTTTTGATATATTAATAATTTCAGGATTAAAGAATGCCACATAATCATCATTGGTACCCATTACAAAAACTCTATATTTAAATCCGCATTGGTTGGCAGACAACCCATAACCACGATAATATTTACAACTTTCTACCAAAGTAGAAGCAAACAAACTAGGATTAACCGGCGGATTATTAAAATCAAATTCTGGCATAACTTCAGTTAAAATTAAATCGGTTTCTGGCACCAATTTAAAAATGTTAATTTGTTTTTTTGGTTCAGAAATTTTTACCGCATCTTCGGTATTAAACGTAATTATATCACTCATTTTGCCACCTGACTAAAATTATTTTTCTTTTCAAATTTAATAATTGACCTGAATTTATCAAACAACTGGTCGCCCTTATGGGATATGACAAATATATTTGTGTCGTTACCCATTTCATGAATCAACTTCAAAAACTCCTCTGTGCCAACACCATCTAATGATGAATCAAACACTTCATCAAGTATCAACAGATTAGTATTGGTAGAATTCTTTAACTTGGCTATCTGTCGCCATGTAAACAATAGTGCCAAGTCAATACGCATCTTCTCACCTTCTGAGAAATTAGCATAACTAAACTCATCACGGTGTCTTGATTTAATTGTTTCTTCAAACGATTCATTGATATTGAAGTTCACAAAGAAATCCATGGCCGTCAAATACTTATTAATCAATTTATTCATAATAGGTAAGTATTGACGAATAATCTTAGTCTTAATGCCAGTATCTTTTAGTAGGTTGCCGGCAAATTCATAATATTGTTTCTCTGATGCCAATTGCTCTTGTTTGGTAACCAATGTAGCCAGTTCTGTTTTAAGTTCTTTTAACTTGGCATTTTCTTCTTCTAGATTATCTTTACGATTAGATAACTCGTTAATTTCACTTTGTAACTTACCAATAAAATTATTAACGGCTGTGATAGTTGAATTATGTTTTACAACTTCGTTATTGTGTGCTTGTATGTGTTGTAGTATCTTTTGTATGGCATCAATTCTATCACTTGTTTCTACAATTTGTTTTGCAATGTCCGTTAATGCATCATTAACTTCAACCTTAGTTCCGTTTAATGTGGTAATTTGTTGTTCTCTAAACTCTTGGTTGATGCCTTGTTTGCAAGTAGGACAATCACTATTATCGTGATAGAATCCTACCTCTTTTTCAATCTTCTTCAAACGAGATTCTAATTTAGATTCTAGATGAACCAGTTTGCCACTCTTTTTTTGCATGGCCATTTGATCCGAAATCTTACTGTTTAATACATCAATATGTTTTTGGATCAATTCAATGTCTTTGGTTAATTTTTTAACCTGTTCTTCTGAGTCGGCAATATCTTTTTGTTTTTTTTCAATCTCAGCATTATTATGTTTACGGTGTTCTTCAATACTTTGTTTTTGAAAGTTAATCTTTTCAGATGTTAAATCCATTTCATATTTGTTTTTGGTAGAAGTATCTTTAATGACAGCCATCTTCTCTTTGACTACACCATTCATAGATGAAAAGATTTGAATGTCCAGTAAGTCCTCAATGATTGCTCGTCTATCTGCTGGAGATAATTGCATAAATGGAACAAATGAAGCCGAACCAAGAATCACCACTTGAGTAAACGATTTATAATTTAATTTGAGAATAAATTTTTCTAAGTGTTCTTGATAATCTTTGGCTTTAGCATCTTGGTCAACCAGTATGCCATTACAATATACCTCAAATGTATTTGGTTTAATACCACGAATTACTTTGTATTGTTTTTTACCAATAGAAAATTCAATCTCAACTATACAATCTTGTTGATTGATGGAGTTAAGTAATTGTGGTTTATTGATTTTACGAAATGGTTTACCAAAGAGACCAAAACACAAGGCGTCTAGTATTGTAGATTTGCCTGCACCATTATTACCAATGATAAGTGTATTTGGTGATTTGGTTAGATTGATTTCAGTAAAGTTTAATCCTGTTGAAAGAAAATTCTTCCAACGGACTTTTTCAAATTTAATCATGCCTGTTCTTGGTTCAATGCCTCAACATATAATTCACGCATTACTGTTTTCAGCTTTTCATTATCAATATGTTCTTCTTGAATACCATCTACAAACTTATTAATAATTGTGATGGTATCTTCTGCTTGATTTATCATATCATCTTCTACACCTTCTGTCAAGTCTGTAAAGTCCTCGGCAATAGTAATATCAACAGGATTTACATTATACAGGTTATTCATCATTTTGTCAAACAGATAGGGGTTTGTTTTATTGATTACCACCACTTTAACATAGGTATTGGTGTATTTGCTTAAATCTTTATTGGTAATCTCGGTAATTGATTCCACTTTATCATCATAAGTGATTTTGTGGAACATGACATTTGGATTCTTTACAAAATCAAGACTCCGATTGCTAAGGTCAAAAAGATGAAAGCCTCTAGGATCATTATAATCTTGCCAAGTAAGTTCATACGGGTTTCCAAGATAGTGAATACCGTCAGCTGAACTCCTATGATGATAGTGACCACTAAAAGTAAAATCGAACTTTCTAAATAACTCACGACTTAATCCTTCCTGGCTTGGCATGCCACGATACATGGCAAAACCGGCAATTTCAAAATGGCCCATACAGATTTGCGCATCTGTATTAGACATCTCAGAAATGGCATCATTATGGTTTTGAGGACAAATCCAAGGAATCATACAGATTGGATATTTTTCATTATTCAACCAAATTGTTTTTGGACTTGATATTACATTGATGTTACTATACTCTTGTAATAACAAATCAACCGAATTTACATCGTTGGTATTTTTAAAATAGGTATCATGGTTGCCAGCCAACATATGTACTTGAATACCTTTGGCATATAATTTATCAAAAAACATCTCTCTTGTGCGTTTAAGTGTAAAGAAGTTTACATACTTTCTACGGTCAAATGTATCACCCAAAATAAGAACAGTATCAATGCCATGTTTTTCGAGAGTTGGGAAAAAAGTATCACGATAAAATTTCTCATAATAATCTAAAAAATGAATTGAATCATTACGAGCACCAAAATGTTGATCGGTTATAATTGCTGTTTTCATTTATATAATACTTTCTATACCAAATTTTTCTTTTGCCACTTTATTAGTTTCTGGATGACCAGCACTTCGGCAATCAAATTGTCTACACGATCTTGGTCGATGGTCATAGATTGAACACTGGCCATCAATAAACATTGAACATCCTCCAGTAGGAGATTTTTTAAACATTGCCGCAAGTGGTCCAACATTAGGATTTTCCAAAATCATGTTTTTATCTGGTTGTATAAGACTTAGAGGATAACGGCCTGACGATACTTCTTCAGGAGTTAAAAATGGTGTTAATATTTCACAACATCTTGTACAGCTTCCACAAGGAACATCAGATATGGGAGCGCCGCTATCAATTGATGTTAAATTAATATTAATAATTTTATACTTATTTTCTTTCAATATCTTCTTCCTCACATTTTTCACCATACTGAATCTCTACAATTTTTAAAGGTTCATTTGAATTGTTTTGTAATTGGTGCCACACACCAATTGGTACATGTACAGTATTATGTTTATAGTATGTATTTTTTGATTTTGAACTAGGTCTTTGTTCGATGACGGTTGCTTCACCTTCAACAATATGCCAATGTTCATTTCTATATTGATGCTTTTGCATTGTTAAAGATTGACCAGGATCCACAATTAATTCCTTAACTTTTGTATTTGGTGTTTCATATAATACACGATAGAATCCCCAAGGTCTTTTTGTTTTAGGAGATTTCCATTCGTTCAATAAATTTGAAGAAGAATTTAGCTTGATTTGACCACCAACACCAAAAACAAATTCAACACCATCAACAGACATTTCTGGTATGTTGTCTTTAGTTCTATCACCGCCATTTGCAAATATGAATATAGTATTGTTATCACGCCATGTTTTCTTTACTGTATTCAATAGTCTAATTGCACTATCATCTGTGTCGTCAAAATTAACAACATAGTCAACAGATTTAAGTGCTTTTATTATTTTAGACCGGTCGTGCCAATTCATAAAGGCTTTGCCTTTTTTACGAATCAACCACTCATCACTATTAATACCAACAACAAGAATGTCGCCAAGGCTTTTGGCTTCATTCAAATAAGCAATATGGCCAGAATGTAGTGGATCAAATCCACCAGATACAACAATAATCTTTTTAGTTTCGGTTTGGTTTTCTGTGGTCAATGTTGTCATAATATTTAATTTCCAATATAGAATCTATGGGTTGTTTAATACCAAATACAGCCACTTCTTCAAATTTATCAAATTCTTTTGTCATAATATAATCTTCTAATAAGTAGGTTACCTTATACATTATATTCTCCTAAAATTATATGTTTACCGTTGGTGTATTAGGATCATTCTCATCGTAGAATTTAATTTCAAATAAACAATCTTTGTTTATTTTTTTGGCAAAGTCCAGTGACTCTCTATGAGTTTTAAACCATTTAAACAGTAAAACATCTTTTTTATCCAAAGCTGGATAATATGTAACTTTGTACATTATACTACTCTCCTAAAAATTTTTCAATACCTTTTGATTTCTTTACCACTTGTTTTTTGGCTTTCTTTGTTTTTTCATAAGTTTCTATAAATTCGGCTATGTTATCATATAGTTCGAACTGTTTGGTTGTACCATCTTCAAACTCCATCATTTCCATTTCATCTAAAATACCCATTTGTTCTGTAGCTTTATACTTTACATACGTTTGTTTCTTTTCTTTACCTATTCTTCGTAAAAAGGCAAAATAGATAATTTGTGTAAAGTAGGCAAAGGGGTTCTTTGATTTAGCTGGATCAAAGTTGTCAAAATACTGTAAACAATTTTCTATACCATCTGACATCATTTCATCACGGTAAGTATAGTTAATAAAATTAGGTTTATGGGATAGTCCTTCTGCTATTTTCATAAAGCACTCACCAATATAGTTTGGTATGGCAGGTTTAGGTTTCTTTTCCTTCTTGGCCTGTTTACAGGCCTCTTTGTAATCTACTAGTGCTTTTAAAAAATCTGCATTGTTTATATAATGTTTTTGTTTAGTTGTCATATTTGCCACATAATGTTATTGACATCCGCTTGACAGATGTGTATAGTCGAGTATGTCCTTGGTTAAAAGTATTAAAGGTCTAATGTAATAGATTACCGTCATGGTTTAAATCTTGAAAATGTTCTAAAGCTTCATCTATTTCTTCATCACTCATCTCTTGAACCATTTTTTTAGCTTTTAGTAAATCTTGTATTTTCTTTATTGTGTTCACATAATACTCACAAAAATCATCAGCAGGATCAATTACACAAAGTATATCTTGTTTTTCCAACACAGTTTCGTTTTTTTTAATTAATTGAATAGGCAACCAATGTTTCATCACAAGGCCAAGTTCTCGACCTTGAAATTCTAAATCAACACACATTGGTTCACTAATGTCATATGCATTCATGCCGTTGGCAGTTAATTGCCCAACAATATCTTCACCATTCTTTAACCTGACTATTTTTATATTGTTCATTTTTTTAGTCCTATTTTGTATATTTTGAATGGGAACCTCTCCTCATTATATATCTTAGTTCTTTCCAAAAAATGTTTCAATGTATAATTCATATGTTTTTTATATCTAAGGTCATCTGCTATGTCGTATAATGTGGCTATTTCTTTGCCATCACTCTGTCGTAAGCCTCGTCCAATGCTTTGCAAAGTGCGTATACTCGATTTTGTTGGCATCGCAAATATAATGTTATGCAAATTCCTAATATTAATACCAGTGCTAAAAGTCCCAAAAGAAGCCACAATAATAGCATCGTTTTCTATCTCCATAATTTTTCGTATTTCTTCACGGTCAGTAGTTTCAGTACCACCATAAATGAAGAACACTTTTCTATTACTAATGTTTTTGGTGTTCTTTATCATATCATACAGGATACGACCATGTTTGTCAACCATTTGAAAAAGTATAAGAGTATTTTTGCCTAAGCTAACTGCAAGATTCTTAATAAATTTATTTCTTGATTCATGTGAAATGAGATATTCAATTTCTTCTTGGTATGTTTTATCTTTTGCCTTTAAGCATTCATCATCGGTATGTTTTAAAACTAAACATTTAATTTCAAAATTTGAGAGTTGTTGTTTATCAATTAATTCTTTTGTACTAATAACTTTTTTGACCGTACCAAATAAACCCTCTAATACCAGTTTGTGTGTTTTGGTACCATCTAAAGTTCCTGTAAGTCCAATACGATATTTGGCATTAACACAAGATGTCAATATAGTTGTTAATGATTGTGCTTTAAACAGATGTGCCTCATCACCAATGATATAATCAAACTGATGAAAGTATTCTTTTGGAAGTTTATACAAAGATTGCCATGTAGAAATGGTAAGTGGTTTGTCGGTGTCTTTTTCTTTACCTTGGTAAATACGATGCACCTCGGTCATTTCACCATTGTTATAATCACCAAAGTCGGAGTATAATTGTTCAACCAAAGATGTGGTAGGAACAATAATAAGACCTTTGAGATTTTGATATTGGTGTAATTGACGGAAGATTAGATAGATGATAAGAGATTTGCCAGATGCCGTTGGAGAAACCAACAACGCTCGGCGTTTTTGCATGGCATGAATATAAGCATCTAATTGGTGTTCTCGTATTTCAATTGGTTCACCCCGAGCGTGGATATTCAAATCTCCTATGAATTTCTTCGCATGATATACCGAGTATTCATCTTCGATATCAGGCCTTGGATCACCATAATCAAATGTGTAACTTCTTTCATTACAAAATGATTCAATATATGGCAATAAACCAAGATAGATTTGATTCGTTTGTAAATTAAACATACGAATTTTTCCATCCCAAATTCTATTACGATAAGCTGGAACAAATTGATAACCTGGAACAAAAAAAGTAAAGTATTCAGATAACTCTTTTGTAATGTGTTTCTCACAAGTTACCTTGGCATATACCTCATCTTTTTTTATTATGGTTATATCACTCATTCTTTTTCATCAAACTTATAGAACCATGAATCAGGTGTACCAACACTCCACTTGGATATATTTTCTACTGAATACACTTCTGTTGGTATTTTAAAATCAGGTGTTTTAACTACAGGTGGTACCATTGACACATCATACCACAGGCAACGATTGTTTGGTTGACAGGCGAACTGGCCATTGTCTAGTTGAATAAAGTTATATGACTTATGTTCTTGCACACCTTCTGAAAAACTGGTGTCAATACGATTAAAATCTGGTGCCGCAAAATCAATTGTAAAAAGGTATTTACCAAAATAAAATGCTCGGTCTTTACCAAAGTATTTTACTTTGAGGCCTCGTAGATTTGATTTTTCAATTACTGCCATATCATATGATAGACAATCCCATATTTGTAGATTGTCTAACGGCAGATATTCCTCTACAGGTTTCCAAACATATGCAGAGATTGGTAGTTTATCAAACAATGCACCATAATCGGTTAACATACATTCAATACGAAATGCCTGACCTTTGATGGCCTTGGCAGTAATCCATACACAAGGTTCTAATTCACCATGACCTTTTTCATGGTTATAAAGAAACTCTTTACGGACAAAACATTTAATGGGAGGTATGTTTGCAACTAAAAAGGACATTATTGACCACCTATGAATTTTTCCCAAGAGATGAAATCTCTTAGTTGCCAAGTTCTTTGTTTCAATTCATTCATAATAGATTCGATGACCGATACACATTCTTCGTGGTATACTTTCTTCTCTAACATTTTAATTAAATCCATGTCACCCTCTAAGTAAGCATTGATATCAGATTTTAAAACAAACGCAAAGGGTGACCATCCATGCGCATCCAATTCTTCTTGGTCCATACGACCAGAGTAGTAATCAATCTTTATTTTACGCATACGGAGATAGTCAAAATGTGCCTTCTTAGAGGCAATCTTGTGTTTGGTAAGTATGGAGAGATATTGATTGTGTAGTTTTGGAATCTTTAACAGTTCTTTACCAGGTTCCGTTTGGTCAATTTCTGTATCTTTTTCCCACAACTTTAATATTTGTTCTAGATTTTCCATAATATATTCAATGATATAACAACAATTCTACATCATAACACAAACTATGTTATCGTGTCAAGCCGTAATTGGTACAAATTTAAAACTTTCATACACAAAAGTAACATCAGCGGTTACTATATCATCCGCAGATAATTTTGTATCAAATATAACGTCTGATAGAGAAACAGGAAACATATTGATAAACTCTACACGTAAAATAGGGTTGTTTAAAGAGGAGAGTATGGTTAATGTAGCATCAGAATATTCTTTCTTCTGTTGCCTTTTATAATTGTTTTGTATCTCAGTTTTTAAATTTCTATCATCTGTACCTTCAGGAGAAGCAAAAGAAAGAAACCAATTATACATTTGTTGCCATGTTTTTAATTCTTCATCAACAATAAATTCAATATTAAAATTGTTGTAGGCAATCTTATTACCAGGTGCATATACATCTAACGATGGAAAATTGATTGGGGCCTGTCCTACACTCACCCCTGGTAAATTTACTGACTGGCAGAAGTATTGTGTCGAACCTATCCGATCAAAAGTTATGAGATACTTTGATGGTTGTAATAGATTGGTGTTTTGGGGGGTTCTAGTTAGTACGTTCATACGTTTATTTAGGTCATAAAAAAAGAGACCTCCGTGTAGGAGGTCTCTCTAAAGGTCACTCTTATTGGTGACTTTTTAAAGTGCCTTGCGGCGACTATTACATCAAATTAGCTACCTTGAATATACGATAGTATACGTTTGTTCTTGGTGTAATCTGGTTTGTGCCAGCACCATTTGCCAAAGCGCCTTTAGCAAATGGGTTAGCTACCATGCCGTAACGAGTTTTGAAACCAATCTTAGGTTGGAATGTAAACTGGTCAACTGCACGAACCATTTGGAGAGGAACGTATGGGCAATAGAACAAACCTGCGTCATAAGGTGATGTACCTTTGTAACCAATTGTAACCAATTCTTGGTTGCTTGTGTAACCGCCAAAATATGGGTCAATGTATACTTTGATACGACCATGAAGCAGACCAGCAAATGTATTGCCTGTGTCATCTACTTGCAAATCAGCAGACAAAGCAGGAGTATATTGCAATACACCAGCCATTGCCATAGCGGAAGCAACGTCAGAAGAAACGATCAACACATTACCTTTGCCTCTACGAGTCTGCTTAGCAATAACGTTTGCATCACGCTCGATTTGGAAAATCAAGCCTTTGAAACGCTCAACAGACCAACGACCGTTGGAGTCTGTATCTAAGTCAAATGTACCAGCAGTTGTTGTACCGTATTGTGCACCTGTTACAGCGGACAAATAAATGGTACGAATAACTTCACGGTTGATCTCAGCAAGAATTTCTGTGGACAGAATGTTTGACAATTCTGTTTCAGCATCAAGACCATGGATTGCTTTCAAGTCTTGTGCGAGTTCTAAAGAGTACTCGGCTTTCAAAGCACGGCTTTGAGCAGTTACAGTAACTTTCTCAATGCTAAATGCCATTTGGCCAAATACGCTGTCAGAGTCAGCGCCAAGATTTTCAGCTGTCGATGTAGACATGCCAATACCAGTTGTGAAGGCATTAGCTGTAAAGCTTGCTACAGGGTTTGTTGCGATATCATTATCAGGTGTTGTTGTGCCACGGAAACCGTAGGGATTAGCACCAGATGAAGCACCAGTGAATACTGTGTTGGCTTCGTTGAAGAATGCCTCAGTACCAGTTTGGTTTGTATAACGAGCACGCATTGCAAAAATCAAACCTGTAGGACCTGTCATTGGTTGAACACCAGCAACGTCATAAGCGATAAGATTTGGCAAAGAACGGCGAACCAAGCTAATCAAAATAGGATCAAAATTGCTGATACCAGAACCGGTAACGTTGGTAGGACCACCTGTACCGTATGCTGTTTCATTCAATACTTGAGCATCTTGTGACATAGCTTGTTGTTGGTTTTCCAAAACAAGAGCTGTAACAGCACGCTTGTATGGGTCTTTAATGGCTTCAAGTTCTGGATGTTCCAAAACAGGATTCCATTTCTTTTGTAGTTCTTCAGTCATATACATTTTTTGTTTTCCTTTTTTTGTATATTAGTTGTTATTTGTTTACAGTTTGTGAAATTGCTTTCGAGTAAACTTCCATTAAAGGATCGGAAGATTTTGCAACCTTCTTTTCTTCTTCAATTTGGACTTCATCATCCAAAGCAGAACTATCAGCAGAAACTACTGGATTTTTGAAATAAGATTCTTTCAATGTTTCCATTTTTTCTGTAAATTCATCCTCAGTAGTAAACTCAATACTCTCTGCGAGTGATTTCATTTTCTCTACTTGGGTCTGCGTTAGGCCTTCACACGCTGCGTAAATAGCCTCAAACTTTTTGTGCTCATTGAGTTCTTTTTTCAACTCAATAGCAGATTTGATTTGCTCATTGTAAGCTTCTTCAAGTTCTTCAACCTTAGCAGTAAGCTCTTCAACAACATCCACTTTTTCTTCTGGAATGTCAATGTAATGATCTTCAAACAAATCTTTTAAACCGGAAATAAAATCTTCAACGATTTCGGCACGGAGACCTTTTTCGATGGCAATTTCATTATCTTTAACNTGTAATTGAGGTAATCATCAACTTTGGTGGCCATTTCTTCTTTAATTTCTTCAATGGCGGCTTCGAATTGTTCTGTTAAAGCTTCTTCTGCTTCAGCAATAACTTCTTCAGCACGAGCAATAACTGCTGCTTCAAAAATTGTTGTTGCCTTAGCAATAAATTCTTCAGAAAGATTTTCGCCAGAAATTAAAGCATCAATATCTTCCTTCATTTTTTCTTTTTTGATCATTTTTTTAATCATGGCTTTATCTTCTTTCTCATCTTCGTGGCCTTCTTTTTCTGCTTCAGCGATAACTTCGTCATCATCTTCTGTTTCTTCGTATTGCTGAACACCAACAGAACCTTTATTTAAAGGCATTTGATTTTTGCCAGTTTTGCCTTCTGGATGCTCAACAGAACCTTGCTCAGCAGGTTGACCTTTGAGTTTTTTGGCTGGCTCAGAACCTACAGGAGGTGTTGCACCAGGAGGAGTTGCTGTAGGCGCTCCTTTGTATGCATCTGGACCAGAATCCGTTGTTTTGGTAACTTGTGTACCTATGTCACCAACTTCTTTGGTACCATAAGCTACATCACCAGCTAGTTTTTGTGGTTTATCTTGGCCAGATTTTTTGCTTGATACTGTACCAGCAAGAATCTCTTTAGCGGCTTCGGACAGATTAAATTTTCCCATTTTGAAAATCTCCTTGATTTATATTGGATATTTATATTTAAAGTTTTTTTACGAGTGATTCCCAAATGCGTAGACTCACTTCTTCAATTTCTCTTTGAGAGGCTTTTTTAATGGCCTGCTTTGCTTCAGAGAATTGTTGTTCGGTCCATACACCGTTGACTAACACCCACTCTTTGCCTTCCATAATACCATGTACGAAAGCATTTGGAGCAGAAGGGTCTGCTACAATATCCGCCGCTGTGGCTAGATGAAAATCATCTTGAACTATGTTAACACCATTAACATTTTTAAGAGAACCCATACCACGAGAAGATACTCCAATTTGAGCTCCTCCTTCGATCAGGCTCTTAACAATGTTACCCATAGGGGTGTCAAGAATCTTTGCTTTGCCTATCCAATCATTACCTTCTTGACGGAGACCCACAACCATGTGTGAAACTCTGTCGAGATTAATGGATGGAGTGTCTGGATGACCCAGCTCACCAAAGGCACGGTTTTTATTAATATATTGTTCTGTATATCTTTGTACTTCTTTGGCCATGGTCTCTTTGAGATATTTACGGCCATTTCGGTTTACCACTTCGGCTTGAAGAAATGGGCCCTCGATAAACAAAGTTTTCTTGCCGTCTTTATCTTCAGCAAGATATTGTAATGTTTCGGTGACTTCTGTAATTAACTTCATTATAGTCCCATTGCCTTTCGTTTTCTTAAAGATATTTGCCGTTTTCTTAACGACTGCCTTAATTTACTTTTTCGTTTAAACTTAGAACGCCTGGCCGCCATTGATCTGCGCCTACGCTCTTGTGGTGACATTCTTATTAAACGACCACCACGAATTGTATAACCTGATACCGCTGACTTCTTAACCCTTCGTTGTATCTTTCCTTTACGAAATCGTACACGAACAAGGCTTGTTCTTCCTATTTTTTGTATATTACCTTCGGCTATTTCATTAGCCAAGCGTTCCTGAATTTGGTTAAATTTTTCATTAATCAATTCTTCAATACGGTTATCTAATAATTCTTTCGCCTCTATTAAATTACCAGATAATAATTTGGTAACAAAATCTTTCATTATGGATCTATAGAATAGTTGCCATAATTGAATGCAGCAGGATCATTAAACTGACCACGCTGGTAATATTCATTCTCTTTACGCAACTCTATAACCATTGTATAACTATCATTGGCAACCATACCACGAGTTATAATACCAATATCCCCGTTGCACCCTGCTGTACCTCTTGCATTGTTTGGTATTGTTGTCCAATTTCCCATACCATCGTATTCTCCGTTACCATTCATAATTATTAATGGTATGTTGGTGTTTGCTTTCCAATACAATTGAACATCACCCTCTGATCCACAGTCATACCACAAACGATTTAGTGCTAATCCGTAATACGGTAATGATGAACCACCAGAACTTAACAATCCAGGTACACCGTTTGCATTTAATGCACCATATAATGAATTCGCTTGTATGCGAGAAGCATTTGATTCTTGTCCGGAACCATCAAAAGAAGCTGTAAGCTTAACAACAACGTGTTCGGTTGTATCTTTAATTACTTGATATGTAAATGAGTTTGCCATTTTTTATTCCTGTTTAAATTCTTCTGGTATAGAAGCGGACCATGTCATCGCTTCATATGGTATGGTTACATATTTATTAATTTTATCCACATAATATAATGCAACCTTTTGACCATTAGGAAACAACCTAATGGATTGTCGTTTCATTATTAAAATATTTGGCGGATCTTGTTCGGCCTTATTCTTTTTTTCACAGAGGGTATAAAATTCTTTAAGTGTTTTCACTCTCTATTTCCTGTTCTTCTGGTTGTTCCTCTGAAGGTTCAACCGCCATATCTTGTGCCGTGGCCAAAGGATCTTCTGCCGGCTTTAATATGTTTTGTGCAATTTGTTGCTTTTGAGCATCCAAATGTGCCATTACTCTATTTTGTATATCACTATAAAGTACATCACGCATATCTTTTGCATTGTCATCAAAAGCGTAATCAATAATTGCTCTTGTATTTTCCATTATTTTCTCCATTCAAAATATTTATAGTATTTGTTTTAATTTACCAAATGTTCCGGTAGACTCTTTAACTTTAGAAGCCGCTTTTGCTTGTTGTAATGCTTGGTCTGATGCTTGTTGTTGCATATCCATTTGATGTTCTTGGTCATCCGGATTTTGTGGTTGAGCAGGTACTTGTGACATCATGGTTTGTTGTGCTACGTCATTCATAACACCAACAGGCAATCCAAGACCAGCTTCTTTCTCTTTCTCAATTTCTTCTTGCATGCGCTTAATATCATCATCATTTAAACGTAATACATTTCGTTGTATCCATGCCTGAGAAAAATACCGACCAGTATAAGGATCAACAGAACCCAACAACTGTAATCTGTTGGTCATTAACTCTGCTTCTTTTAATTCACTAAAGTTATTATCTTTAATAAAATCATAATGAATGTTTTCTTTAAACAAAGACCATTCTTCATTGGTACAAATACCTTTTAATACACATTGTACACGTAAAGCTTGGTCAAAAATATCTGAAAATTTATTACGAACTCTATCAACAAATTTAGCAAACTTTAATTCATCTCGTGTAACTTCTGCAACTCGACCAATCGAAAAACCTTGATTAGATTCTAAACGAGAAATAGGTACACTTAAAGAATTATATAATTTCTTTTGAAAATATTTTACATCTTCTAACTCACCTAAGTTTTGACCACCCGGCAATGTAGTAATCTCTGTGCCTTTACCACCTTCACGGCGTGGCAACCAAAAATCTTCCATCATTGATAAGAACTTACGGTCATCACGAACTTCACCTGTGTTGGCATCATACACAAGTTTGTTTTTATACTTGACCATAATATCACGGAGATATTGTTCCGCTTTTAACTTAGGTAAATTGCCTACGTCAATATAAAATATACGGCGTTCTGGTGCTCGTGAGATACGATAGATAACTGTCGCATCTTCAATCATTCTTAACTGATTGAGTGGTTTAATTGCCTTGTGTAGATAAGATAACACCACAGCACGGCGAGAATCCATTAAACCAGAAACAACAGAGATAATAGAATCAGTTGTAATTCGTACACCAACAGGGCCATAATTAGTAGAACTACCGGTAACCACTTTGTCGTTGTAAATATAATACTCATTAGCCACATTTACAACTTCTGCACCAGTTTTATCATCTTTTTGTTTTTTTAATTCACGAACTTTTCTCAATTTGCGTGGGTCAATGTATCGTAATTCTTTGATACCAGCAACTGGATTTTCTTTATCAATAATTACGTTATAAAATAATCTACCATCAATATAATACCGGCGGAAAATATCTGAAGCCATATTATTATAATTTAATATTCTTAAAATATTTTGAAATTCTTCTTTGATGGCCTTTTTAATTTTTTCTGGCTGGTTTAAATTATCCAAAACAATATTGGTAACTTGACCGTCATCATCTTTTACAATAGCTTCGTTCACAATATCATCAATAGCCGATTCTATTTCTGGTTGCATAGCCATTTCTCTGTAACGAGAAATTAATTCTACTTCATTTTTTGCTGTACCATCCAGATCAACATAAGTTCCATAGTAAGCGGCCGATTGTATAGTTAATGCACCATCTTCATTAGCCGGTGACGTAAAAGATTGTTGCGCCGATTGATCGCTCTCGGCTTTATCCCGTGCGATTGTGAAACCAAAAAGAGAGAATTTATTAGCTGCCATATTATTTACTTTTCCAATTCAATTAAACATAAATGGGGTAAATTACCCCATATAAAAAACATATTAAGAAGTAGTATTTGATTCCCAATATTGAAATGCAAATGTTGCTGCATATTCTTCAATAGAATCATTTGAACCCCAATCTAAATCAATTGGAGCCACATCTACAGGAAACAAACCAACAAATTTATATTTCTTTAGCTCTTGTCCGGCTTTACCGTATTGAGTAACTTCAGCATCAACTGAATAGTTTGCAGGATTTACAGCACCTGCATTTCTTACGTTTGACACATGACTATTAATTGAATTCATCCACGACTCTAATGCATTGCGGATTAAAAAATCTTCATCATTAATAATTTGTAATGTCCAATCGGTAAATGTTCTATTACCAGCAAACTTTAATTCACGTCCAAAATAATACAACGGAAAGCTGTTAACTGTTGAACCTGGTAACTGTGCTGTTTTTGCCATAAATGTTGTTTTTTGTCCAACAACAAGAGCATTTGATACTATTGTTGGGAATGTCAGAGAGACCTTAAATAGATTAGGACGAGCACCGTCACCAATCATATTTGCTCTAAATTCTGCTACATTGAATGCCATTTAATTTCTCCTATTATTCTTAGTATTTATTAGACAGCACCAACAACTGTTGTGAAGTCAACACCAGTTCCAACGGCAATAAAATTCAATTGGATGAAATTGACTGAACGAGCAGGTTTGATGTAAATATCACCAACAAATTGATTTGAATCAATTACTTGTGGTGTATTATTTGTGGTGTCACAAACAACTTTAAAATCCGTAATACCACGGCGACCTTGTACATCTCGTAAAAATGGAGTTACCAATGAAACAAATTGTGAACGAGTAAATTCGTCATTAAATTCAAACAATGAATACTTGGCTGCTTCTGCAATTGCTTTTTCTAAAACAATAAACAATCTACGAACATTAATACGGTCAAATGCAGATGGTTTAGATTGTAGTGTTTTGTCACCAAATAAAATAATACCTTGTCCTGGGAACGAAACAACAGGATTTACACCAACTGAATAAATAGTATCTCTTTGAGTTTTATTTGGATTCCATGCTAGTTTTATTGCATTTTTAACTTGACCACGATTTAAACCTGCTGGAGAATACCAAGGATCACGAACAGTATCAGTATTAACACAAAGACCAGCCACATCACCATTCAATGGAACGTAACGATACTTGTTATTATACTTGTCATACATGTATTTGTAACCACTATCAGCAACAACATAAGAACTGGAACGGTCTAAGGATGTTAACCAAGTTATAATTCCACTAACTTGATTGGTACTAACAGTATCAACAGCTGAAGTTGGCGGTGAAATAAAAGCAATACAATCTTTACGAGAGTTGACAACATTATCGATTACGTATTGTTGAACTAATGTGTTTGCTTCTCCTGTTATAACTAAAGAAATATTGGTGTCTTCTTTATTTGCAAACAAATCATATCCAAGTTGTAAATCTCCGTTTGTTGGAACGGCATCACTACCACCACTTAAAGAAATTTGTTGATTTGTTGTTAGATTTGCAAAAGTTGTATTTGCAGCTGTTGTACCCCAAGTTGTAAATGTTGAACTATAACTTGGTGGATCAATAGCGTAAATATAACGTGAGTTGTTAAAAATTACATTTTTATAATAGTTGCTGGATCCATTAATCGAAGCATCAACCGCTTTTGATACAAATGGATAAGTTTCTAATACTGTTCCTTGAGTTCCAGTAAATTTACCATCAGCATCAACTACAATAATATGCATTTCATCATTCGAACCGCCAACAGATGAGGCATAATCAGAAGTTCCTGGAGCACTTGTAAAATATGATTTATACGTCCAGCTGGTAAATAAAGATGTGTTGGCACAAACATGAACATCTAACGAATTACCTAAAGATCCAGGATAACGACCAATAAATGATCCGTAAAAATTACCATTGTTGATATTCAAATATGTAAATTGAAATGTGTTTTCGTTTGGAATTTGCCAAGCGGTGTTTGATGTAGCGTTATTTGCACCACTTTGTAGTGCTCGAACAACACTTAAATTATTTCCGTAAGATAAAAAACTAGATGCAGTAAAAAAATCTGTAGCGGTAGTGTCGGTTGGTGCACCAAATACTTGTTTTAAAGTTGCCTCATTATCGACAAGAGTAATTTCTTTTGCTGGGCCCCACATAAAGTGTCCAACAAAAGCACCGGCCGTAGTTAGAACCGAAGGAACGACTGTAGTTAAGTCTATTTCGGAAACATTTACGCCTGGAGAGATTTGAAACGCCATTTTATTCTCCTTAATATGATGTTAATCTGGCAGTTATGATACCATAGCAATATTTATCAATCATAGGATTTATAGATCCTTGAACCATTTGGTGGTATAATTTGCATAAGTGTCGCCTCCATTAGCAACTTCCCATAAATCTCCACCTTCAATCATAAAATCTGGTTTTGTACCATCATCAATAATAGGTTCAGGTAGAACCTCTTCATCAATCTGATTCATATTTTCCAATTGAATCTGTTTTCTTAAATCATGGTTAACTATTTCTCTGAAGTATTTTTGAGTGGCAGCCCAAGCAAAAATAACCAAAGTCATCACATTGTCATCATTGGCACCATCGGCTGCAGCAAAAGAGGTCTTATATTGTTCAAAAGTGGTTAACTCTGAGTAGGTATCAAAGTCATTAATTAATAACTTATCACCTTCAATCAAAGTTTTTAAGTTGGAACAACCAATTTGTTTTACCTGTGGTGACATTTTAAGTCCCATCTGTACACCTCTGGCAAAACCAGCCGATAATTGTTGTGGTTTTTTGTTACCAGTAAACACTTTTAACAAGTTTTCATACTCAAGGTCTTGGTGTAATATATCTGCCACCTGTGGATTGTTATTAATCTCTACCAATACATAGGCATCATTGTACAGTTTGGCTGCATTATATATTACCGTTGGAAACAATAGTGGTGATATTGAAGAACTATTGTAGGTGGCTACCTGTTTGTATGGTGTTGTTGATATATCTATTACCGAAAATGCCGAGGAGTCTAAATTTTTACCTTCAGACACATCCACACAAATACAATACAAGTGGTCTGAGTTGTGTTCAGTACCTTCTTTAATTGGATTTTCATAAATTTTCATCTTATCGTGGTCGGCAATTGGATTGATATATCTCAATTGTTGTAGTTTGTAACCAGAAATAAGGGTGTTGGACGAACCTAAGAATTCGGTTTCAAACTCCTGTGAGAATTGCCGTTCTGAGGTATTACGAATTGTTTCTTCTTTCCAAACATCATCACGACCTGGCACCATTGACCAATGAATCTGAAAGTTTTTATAGTTGTTTCGGCCTTCAATTGAATCCATCCATAGTTTATAGAATAGATTCATACCATTTGGTGTAGAAACAATAATAATCTTTGAGGACTTACCAGATGAGATTACCGGATAAACGGAGTTAAAGAACTCATTGGCAATGTTGTTTGGTACGAAAGCGAATTCGTCTAAGAATACAATGTTAAACGAACCACCTCGGATCGCTGAGGAACTGGTGGAGGCCGCAATAACCTTAGACCCGTTTTCTAGTTCTACGTTACCCTTGTTCCATGTCACCACGCCTTGTTGGAGCCATTGTGGTAAATTTTCATATGCCAGTTGATATTTGGACAAAATATCACGAGCCAGAGAACCTTTGTTTGCCAGAACGGCTACGTTTTGTGAATCGGTAAAAATGGTTGCCCACAAAAGATAACCGACTGTTGTGGTAGTTTTACCAACCTGACGAGGACACTTGGTAATAACAAAACGGTTATCTTTAAACAGATTCAACATTTCTTCTTGAAATGGCCACATATCAAAATTGATTAGACCTTGGTCCACGTTAACAATTTTAATATA